TCTCTGTATTGTTGATTGTTTACTTGAAATCCATAGTTTTTCATCCTGTCGGTTCCTGTTCCCCAAAGGACTGGTTCATATCCATCTCCTCTCATTGCGTTAAACATTTTATCAATTCCAGCAGAACCTTCAATTACATATACATCCTTAATTGGGTACTTTGACTTTAATTTGTTTAGCATCTCAATCTGTAGATCTTCATCATAAGGTCTCTTAAAAGCATCTTCTTTCTTTTTAGCTTTTGCCTTTACTAGAAAAATAACTACTGGGAATCCATTCTGCTTACTAATCGTCTCAATCACTTTAGCATGTCCAAGCGTAAATGGTTGAAATCTACCCACGAACATGTTAACAGGCTTCTTGCCTTGTTCAGCATATTTAACAGTTAATGCTTCAGTAATTGGGCTTACTTGTGTTTGTAAATTCTGTGTCTTTAGATAGGTGTTGAAGTTCATAACGTCGCCTTCGTTTGTTTCGCCCATCACTAGAGCTTCAATCTTAGCAACGATCTCGTTGATCTGCTCCATTAAAGCAGCGTTGATAATATCAGTCTCTTTAGTTCTCTTCTTTCTAAATGAACCCAGCGCAATCTTGTAAAGCTCTGCTAGAACATCTTTCTGAACCAGTGATAGTGTCTTTTCGTTTTTAATAAATGTAGTATTGAGTGCAAACTCTTCGCCTTGTGCAAAGTCTGCTGAGTCAAAGCTAGCACCAATATATTTTGTTGCGTGCTTTTCTACATATGAGTTAAATAGGATTGAAATAAGTTCGATGTACCTTATGTCGGTATCATCTTCTTTAAGTTCAATGCTAGGAATATCGTATTGTGAGATGTATTCTACTAGATCTAAGATTGAGATCTGATACATGTCAGATGGATTGCGGCTTTCTCTTTCAGCCTTGTCAAATCTCTCAAGCTTAAAGTTCTTAACTGACTTACCGTCAAAGAAGTTTAAGATTAAAGAGTCAATGTCTTTTTCTAAATCTAGATTAAGACCTGTTGAGTTCAAGCCTTTATTAAAGATATTATAGATCTTTCTAGTAAAAGAAGCGTCTGTAAACTCTTTCTTGAATTGAGTTTCGCTCATTTCTAAAAGTTTAACCAACTCTTCTTTCTGGTAGTCTGACAATTTACCTTGGAAAATAACCTGCGGTCTCTGTACGTTTAAAATGTCTGCCCACTTGTAAAGAATGTTTGGGTCTCTAATCACCTTCTTGATTTCAGTAGGATTGCTAGGACTCATCACCTGAATATGTGTTAAGATCAGGTGGTTCTTTGGTAGCTTGTCGTATTCAATGTCTACAGTCTTCTTATCAACCATATAATCAAAGCCAAACTTCCAGTCAGTTGGCATCTGTTCAGCAATGTCACCAGAAATTGATTTAAAGTACTTGATGGCATTTTCATAGTACTTTACAATAGTTCTATCAACTTTGTTCATTGCGTCCTTAGAACCGCTCTTATAATACTCAAAACCGCTGTTAGTTTTTCTAACGTGGAATGAGGATGCTTGAATCTTCTCAGAAACAACGCATGTGTTTTCTAGAAGTTGCATGAAGTCGTTTCTGTTAGTCGACGCAAAATATGTCTTAAGGTTTTGTAATGCCATGTGTTATGTTTTATCTACCGTATTTTATAAAACCCATAAGCTGGTTAACTGCAGCGAATGTTCCTGTTAGCTTCATAGTCTTGCCTTTGTATCTAAAGACAATACCCTCTGTTGGTATAATTGATTCGATACCTCCGATTCTTTCAAGTCTTTCAAGTTCTTTAGCAACTTTTTCAATGTCCGAAACATCACCGCTTTTTCTAACTGCTTCCGCTTCATCTTTTAATTGCTTTTGTAGTCTCTGCATTTCTGCAGCTGGATTAGCAGCCACAAAGTTAGATGCGTTCTTTAAGATAACACTACCTAGTTCAAGAAATAAATCTTCAAAAGGTCTCATGTTCTCTTTTTGTTTTTTCTTTACATCTTCTTTGTCAAACTTTTTAATTAGAGCAGCTTTATCTTTACCTAACTCTTTATCAAGACTTCTTATATTAAGAGTCTTCTTATCATCATACGCCCATCTTAATAAAAGTCCTTCTTTGTGATCTTGTGTTAGATCCGGAAAGTTCTTATCGATAGTTTCTCTCCACCACATTTCATGATACATAGAAACTTCATCAGCATCTGTTAAGTTGTACTGTTTACGTAGATCTTCAATTTGTTTAAGGAATTTAGCTTTGTTTGCATCGAAGTCAATATCCTTACCCATTTTAATGATTTGTGGTGGGATAATTGAAAATGTTTTACCCATATCAAGTTTAAGGTCTTTAAGAACCTTTGCAATTGATGCTGCGTATTTTGTTTCATCTCCTATTTCATTACCATCACCATCAGTATGTTTAATACCATGGAATTGAATAACATCCCTGTCGTAATAAATTACATTTGGGTTCTTCGAGTAGATTAGCTCCATATTCATAAAACTCTTACCATTATTAAAAACCTCTAAGTCTTTTGCTGGTAGCTTATTTAATGAATTTGCTAAATCTTCTGCTGCGAATTGAAAAGTATCTCTTACTAGTGGACTTTTATGTGCTTCAAACTTTTGTTTAAAAGTTTTTAGATCCATTGGATTCCTCATATCATTAATACCTCTGGCAAATTTAACCTCACCATCCATTACAGTTGCAAATAAGTTTTGTCCGTCGGTCTTTTCGGTAACTTCTTCTTCAAAGTTAAGTTCGCCTCTTAAGCCAAACTCAACGATCTTTTTAAAGTCACCAAATGTCAATTCTTTTTCGTCGAACGGATGCGACATATGACCAGCTGCACCGCCCTCTAGAATGAGATTTGCATCTACCGGAGCAGATGCTTTCTCAACTAAAAATTCTTGATATGAAAGTAATTTTCTCATTGTTGTAGTTCTTTTTATTGATTAGCCAAGTGAGCTTTGCAAAATACCTGCAGCCTTACCATAATCGCCATCAACTTTACCTAAGATACCATCAACAACTTCTTGCGCTTTTGCTTCATCAAAGTCTGCTCCGAATGCTTTTTGAAGTATTGTGAATGCATATTCTTTGAATTCATCATCAGATTTAATTTCAGTCTCGTTTACTTCAACAGACTCTTTAAAATGCTCAATATCTTTGTAATTGATTTCAAACTCTTCACCATCTTGATCTAATGCAAATACTGAATCGTCATTCCACATATCTGTGTTTTCGTCATTACCGTTATCTGGATTATAGATGATGTACCATTTTCCATTAACTAGGATTTCAGCATCATCATGATTCTTGATTAACTTTAAAAGCTTCTTCTTATCGTATTTAGCTTCGTTTACTGATTCTTTAGCCTCATTGGTAGATTCTAATCTCTGTGATAATTCATAAAGCTTTTCAGTTCTAGAAACTCTTTTCTCTTCACCTTCAAACTGTGCATTAAAAGAGTCAAGAAGTGCTTGTGCCATGTTAGACTCTCCGATTTGATCTAAGTACATTGCAAAACCTTCAGTAATACCAATACCTGACCAATCACCTGCATTTGCAAGATCTGAGTAGTATTTGTCTGCTATAGTTTTTATCGTCTTAGCTGAAATTCTAATAACTTCACCATCCAAGCCTTCTACTTTAACTTCTAGCGGGCTAATCTTACCCTTAATCATGTTCATTGTCACATTGGCCTCGCGTGAAAAGTTAGCGTCTTCCATTGCATAGAAATATAACTCTTTCAAGAAGCCTAGCATTGTTACTTTATCCGCAGCAAGAGCTGTTAACTTGGTATCAAATAATCTGGTTAGTCTTAAAGCTACTTTCTTGGCTGTTCTCTTACCACTGATTGCAATAACAGCCTCGTTTACTGATTCAACTACTTGTAATACAGGGCTACCATAAGTATCTCCCATGTACCACTTTCCATCTCGTTCATCATATAGATAAACGTATTCAGCTCCACCGTCGTTAGCAACTTCTTTAAAGTAACCTTTAATGTCAGCTGCGTTGGTCCATGTAGTAGTCATATCTTTGTTCTCTCCGCGATCTCTACCGTAGAATAGAGTGGTTCCCCTTACTGGACTATTAAAGTCTTGCTTTTTACCGATATTCTTGTCTAAATATGAGATACCAGACTTACCTAGTTTAACTAGTTGGTCAACACCTTTCTTGTCGTAGTTCTTAATCATTGGTACCATGTGGTCTGGATAACCATCATAGTGTACATAGACCGATGTAATCCTACCTTTCTTATCGATCTTCCCTACTTGAGATCTTGTGCCTTCTAGCAATAGTGCAGATTCTGTTAAAGTACCTAATCTCTCGTTAAATTTAGGCTTATCTTCTTCAGATAATTCACTCATTGAAGTTACACCGAATTCAGATAATAAGTCCTTAAAGCTATTTGCTGAAGCTTCCCTTTTTGCATTCAACTCTTCCTCAAGTTGAACCTGATCTTTTTTTGCCTTTTGCTCAGCAAATTGTTCAAATGTTACTAATCGTTCCATTATATGTTTCTTTGTTTTTAAATTTGTTATTACAGTATTATATATCACCTTCAAAAGTGACGTTTTTAATATCGTACTTGAACTTCTGTTCCTTGTAGATTTTCTGTCTAGCTTTAGCATGTCGAATCAGGTAGTTATCCCAGTCCGGCAGACTAATATCATCTACAAAATCTATAATGTTAACTGAGTCTTTTGAAGAGTGTTGTCTAAGCCCTCGACCAATCGACTGGCGAATGATAACTTCAGACTTAAACGACTCTGTAAAGAATATGTTATGGATCTTTTTAATTGAAATACCGGTCGAAAATGTACCATAAGAGGCTACAATCACCACTTCTTCACCCGCCTCCATCTTCTTCTTGTATTCTTCGCGAATATCTTTATCGGTACCGCCGTCGACATAGTAGACCCGTTTGTCACTCTCTTGGCGCAATTTCTCATAAATACGCTGACCATGTTCAATGCGGTGGAAAAGTACAAGGGAATTGCGTGGTATTCTGGAAATAACGTTACAAATAAAGTTGAGCCTACCTGGCGAATTGATAACGTAATTTTGTTCAAATTTAAAGACATCTTTGCTTTCATATTTATTGAATGCCATCTCTCTAAAAGCCTCTTTTGTAGACTCAGTAGCATAGTCCATCTTAATTACCTTTACATTACATTTAGCAATGTGACCTTCATTCTGTAGGTAATTGGCAGTCACCTCTGTAATTACAGGGCCTGTATGTGACATTAAGGTTAATCGGTCCAATGAACCTGGTTTAGGGATCGTACCTGATAGTCCGAATCTATAGTCTGCATTCTTACACTTAGATAGAATGGTTTTAATGGACTGTGACTTAGCTTTATGTGTCTCGTCAATGATAACTGCATCAAACTGATCGAAGTACTCAGCCTTCTTCTTAACAAGCGACTGGTATGTGCCGATCACAACATTACGCCCAGCTCTAATCTTCTGGCCACTGTAGATCTGCTGTACTTTAATACTAACTCTGTTTTGCCAGTTATAATCTAAGAAGTCTTCAGATGCTTGAACTACAAGCGAAACGTTAGGTACAATAAAGAGTATCTTCTCGGCCTTCTGCTTCTCTAACGTATAAGCCACAGTCAAGAATGAGATTAAGGTCTTACCGGCTGATGTAGCCAGCTCTGCTAAACAGCGCCTAAATTTTAGGATGTTAAAAGCTGCGTCCATCTGATAGTCTCTAGGTGAGATACCGTCTGGGTGACCATCAAAAAAGTCTAACGCCCATTCTTCAAAAGCCTCTTGTTGAATGTTGCGGTCAAATAGTTCAGTGATGCCGTTCAGTTTTAGATCATAGTTATAATCTTTAGCAATCAACATAACTTCACGCCATAGGCCTGACGGGATCCACGTATCGTCTTTAATATATGAGATGTAGCCATCCCAAAGACCTTTCTTTACCAACGGGTTAAAACGCCATGATTCAATCCTCTTATTTAAGGATATGTTGAGTTGCTCGAGCTCCATGTCTGTAGCCGAGTCAATTCGTAATAGCTGTTTATTTTCCGTTAGTGTAAGTTCCACTCTTATTATAGATCTTTTAGAGCTAGCCTATTTCTAATAGCAAAGCCCATATTATCTAGAGTCTTAACCGACTCTTTCAAAAATTCAAGTTGATTTTCTAGGTGTGAAAGAATCATGTTCTCATCTCTGAGATCAGTCTCAATAAAGCGTTCTTTCTGCTTCTCGCCTAGTTTATAGTCGTATTCGTAGTATCTTATATATGCCTCTCTGTATCTAGAGCCAATTGTGGCTTTCTGCTCTTTTACCTTCATGTTGATATAGGCCATGTTGTCTATCAAGATCTGTCTTGTAGATAACACTTCCGATATTACATCTTCTAGTTGATTAATGTTCTTTAGGCCTTTGGCAAGTTCTTTAATCTTATTAGACCAGTTGGTGCGTTGGGTGCTTAATTTTTTGTCAAGCTCTAGTATCTTTTCTTTGCTCATTCAATATATCTTTAAAATAGAGAACCTTTGTCTCTACTAGGTTTTATGTACTTGGCAGCCGTCTGTTTCTTCTTCATCTTTGGCTTGCCGGCACTAAAATCCTTTGGTGTAAACTTAAGCTCAATTTGCTCAAAGTCAATTAAGAGCTTATGACCTTTGAATCGGTCGCGGTCTCTATAAAAATCGTCTAATTCGTTGTCAATCATTAATTCATCTATATGTACCATAGGTCTAATTGACTTGATGTGAAATAATCGTTAATCTTCTTATGTGCGTCGTTTTTAAGCTCGTAACATTTCAACATCAGATCATTTAGATCCTTTATATCATATTTATCTAGCTTAAAATCTTGTAAGAATTTCTGCCACATAAAGACTGGTCTGCCCTTCTTAAGCTTCTCAATCATCTTCTTCTTACCTGTTTTATCGTTGTCAAACATATATCTGACAGTTGCCATTTCATCAAACTCTTCTGTCGATCTACCAGCAGTTGCAAGTGCAAGTGAGTTGCTCATGAACTTGGCGTCAAGAGGACCTTCAAACATTGTAACGTCTCTTTGGAAATTAAGTTGCATTATACCGAAAAGTGTAGATGCCTTGTTAACTCGAGCCAGTTCATCTTCAGTCAGACCATGCTCTTTCTTCATCTCTTCATAGAGCTTACCAATATCGTAGGTCAAATAACGTTGACCGTAGCCTTTCATTCTTCTACTCTGTACGCCAATGATATTACCGTTAGCGCCAAAGTTTAGGATCCAGAGCTTATAGGTCTTAGGTGAGTAGAGAAACTCTTCGGCTCTATTATGTAAGAGTCTTTCTTTTAGTTTAAACCAGATCCAGTCGCCAGGTTGAACCTCTTCCGCATGTGCAAATTTCTTAAACTCATCAACTGTAATTGCAATATCGTTTAGCTTCTTTAAGATGTTGTGTTGCAAAGCATCTGACTGCTTCACCTTCATCTTATTGCTCTGAATATAGTCAATAACGTTAAATGTGTCTTGGCTCTGGCCCATCCGAACCTGAAAGTCCTTGGCCATTGTGTGGATATTCGTATGATGTCCACAGTTATAACAGTGATACTGTAAAGTGTCCCAATATAAGTTGCCACGTTTCTTTGTGTCATCAGTATGCGAGTCACCACAATAAGGACATGCCAAGACTATTCGTCCTGGCATGTCTTTTAGCATTTGCTTATTAGGTGCAGAATGTTCTTGTACTGCTATTTCTTTAAGAGTACTTTTTATTCTGTCCTTTAAGTCATCAGTAAGTTTAGATGTCGAGGTCATTCAAGAAAGAATCTAAATCATCATCTGCGTTCACGCTAGAAGAGCTGCTTGCGCTAGCTGCTTCTGCTTCAACTGCTACTGGTTCTTCTTTCTTAGGCTCTGCCTTAGCTGCACTTTTCTTTGGTGCTGGGCTAGAGATTTCAGAGATAGAATCACCTGGATTTAGATACATTCTAAGGACGTCGTTTACGAAAGCACGAGTTGTTTCGTCCCACGCTTGATAGTCATACGTAGCAAGCGAAGGTGCGTCTTCTAGCTCTTCTTTAATAGTAGCCATGTTCTCTTTGTTACGTTCTGCCGGAGCATCGCCTAAGATAATAGCTGACTGACTTGAAGAGAATTTAGATTTGTCGTAGTTGTTGTATTCACCTTGACGAGTGATAATCAACTCAAAGTTCTTACCTTCAAATAGGTCAAATACTTGTGTTGGCTCACCGAAGTCTGGCTTCAACTCAGCGTCAATCTTCTCTTTGATTTTGTAACCGAACTTAAAGACTTTGTAAGTACCGTCTAAGTCTGGGTTTTGTGGATCTTTAATGATCTTAATCAACGCGTAGTACTGTTGACGACGCTTCAATTTTTCTGAAGCTTTACGATCAACTGCAGAATCACTTTTACGCAATTTCCAGAATACGTCTGCAATCGGGCATTTCTCACCAATTGAACTTGGAGAGTCTACCAGTTTACCTTCACCAGATGAATTAGTCAACCAGTGTACGTACTTTTGAATAAGAGAGTTGCGTGGATTCTCTGGGTTAGGAACAAAGCGGATTAGTGCTTTGTAAGTTCCATCTTTGCCATCGTCGGCTGATGGTTTGTAGACTTCATTTGCTGAAGTGTTTGCTGCGGGCTGATGCGTTTCTACGTCTTCTACGCCCAAATTGAAAATGTCAAAATTGTCGCTCATTTTACTTTAATTTACTTTTTAAATGTTTAATTCCTTGAAATTACTTTCAAACCTTATAGTTGCAATTAGACTATTGTTTCAGTCGAGTTGAGAGTTAATATGTCTCCGTTTGAATCTTTCCACTTACCATCCTCAGTCTTTAGCAACTTCGCTTTGTGTAGTAGTTCTTCGCGATCATCGTTTGAGATCGAACCGTGTAACACCATATTTGTTAGAATGCTATTAAGCTGGAAATATTCTGCCGTGCATAAACATCTACTCGTCATAGTATAATCTGCTTGCATGTATTATATATCTAGCTAACAGATTGTTTCAACTGAAAAAAGTTGAAGTTTTTTTGAACCTTTTTGGAACAAATCCCCAGGGCTTGCATATAATAAATGTCTTTTCGGGGAGAGATAAGGTTAGGTTAGAGTTGGAGCAGAGATCATGGCTGCAAGAAAGAAAGCGTCGACGAGGTCATCAACAGGTTTAGGCACCTTTTTCCCACAGTCTAGCTCTTTAATCCGAGCGTAGAATGGACTCTTAAGCAGAGACTTGTCATCTATTGAATTAGCAACGAAAGCCTCGAACACTTGAGACTTATTCATATTACCTTTACCAGCGAATTTCTTAATTGTCGTCGGAGCGACCGTTAGCAAATCTTCCGGCTGTAGAACTTTCAACATCTTTAGTTTTAAGATTGCTGCGCCGGCTGCCATATCGATCATATTGTTAGTGCCCATCTTTGAGCCGTATGAAGTTCCTTCGAATGCAATAGTAAATGAGTCGCCTGGAAAGGACTCTTGTAGAATGAGATTAATTATTTCATCAGCCATTCGATCGTAGCGCTTTACTTTTGCAAGTTCAGAGCCCGAATAGTTTTCATCATTTGTAAAATCTGGCTGAGTCACCATCGTTACATCTTGCAACATGCCTAATTCTTCTTGTAAGGCTTGTTCTTTCTTTGTGCCTGTCTTCGGCTTAATGTAACCAATAAATTTATACTTCTTACTCTTATCGTTATATAAGCAAATACCCGGAGAGTTTAAGGAGAAGTCAACTGCGATATAGTTCATTTAGAATCTTTTACCAAGACTAGCGCCTAAAGCAGCACCTACTAGTCTTGAAGTTAATAGATCATATAATACACCCTTCTGAACACCAAGTACTTTGGCAAGCATCTTACCAACTGACTTACCTAATGCAAATCCAGTTAAACCACCGATAATAGAGCCTAATAAACCCTCGTTTGTAATCTCCTCGTTAAGGGCTTCAATACTCAAATTACCTTCAGCATCTGAATATTTTTTCATGAATTCATCAATAGCGGCATCTACTTGGGCCTCTAGTTCTGGTGTCCATTCTTCTTGTAGGCCCTCTTTAATTAGTGCCATGTCAGTTTCTGTTACATGTTCTTCAACTAAGTATTTGTCAAATGTCTTCATTTTATGTTAGTCTATTTCTAGTCTTAGGTTTAATTTATTGTAGTAAAATGTTACTTCAAATGTGCTGAATTCAGCAACGTTATCCGCCATGCTTAAGCTTAGGTCATTAATTGAATTCATAATCACATGCTCAAATTGCATATAAGCCACACTGCTTCCTTCCGAGTCCAATATCCTTAAGGTCATCGGATCTATATATGGTTCTGATGTCGTCCTTGCATAATAATAAAGCAAGGTGTCCATCATAATCCAGTAGTTTATATATCCATCCAACAGTTGAAAGGTCACTGTAAACTGCCTATTAACCGTATTCTGTATTGGTATTGCACCTCTGTGATAGCGTGTTGTACCGTCGTTATCAGCCTGTGTTGTTGGATCAAAACTTACACCAGGTATGTTTAAACCTTGAATTGAATAGTTCACAAAGTCTACTGGCTCTGCCAAAAGACCACCTGGAATTTTATTCAGATAAGGCTTATACTTTTCAGCAACTTCTTCTGGAACAAACTTTCTTGGAAAACGAAAGTCAAATAAGTTATTTCTACTGTTTAATATCATTAGCCTGCTCTATATCTTCCTGTTGTTAACATAGTTTCTTCGTTACCGTTATCCAGAGATATGTAGAATCTACCTCTGTTACGGCCATTAATGATCTTAGCATTTCCTTCATCAATCTTAAATAGAACTTCACCGTCGATCATCTCAATGTCTTTATGTGGATAGTGGTTAAACTTAAGAGCCTTTTCACCTCTACCAACAGTTAGGACAACGTTTTCAATATTATTTAGTGAGATATATTCCAGATCATCGCCTTTCTTCTTAGCAAATTTAAACTTAACATAAGTTGTAAAAGGCGGGATAGTTATAACAGACTGGCCGTTATTCACGTAGTCAACTGCCTCGACATCTTCAATCTCAAACGTATTTGGATCTGATAAGCTCGGTACTGCTTGAACCGGAGCTGTTGAAGTTACAACGTTATGTCTTTCAACCAGAGCAATAACCTGTTTTGTACTTCTAGGTAGAGCATTAGTCAGAATATCCTGAATAATCCTATTTGGTGTTGTATTCGGCAGAATGTTGTAGATCTCAGTTAGCTTGTTTGCAGAGCTAATAGTTAACTTCTGTAGAGTCTTACCGTATTTAGCAGCCTGTGGTACTGTTAAACTCGCTCTCTTTACGATTTGAGTATTATCCGTTGTGTTGTAAATTCTCATCGTTACGTCGATTGAGAAATTAACCGCTGTATTTGCATTTTGAATAACTGGTCGATATACAACTGGAGTATCAAAATCTTCATATTGCATAAAACCGGCAGTTGCTGTCTTAATATTAGAAACACCAACTTGCTCAAAAACTTCAATGTCAAAGAAGACTGTAATATCATCTTGGCTAGTCTGAATTCTATTCAGGATATAGCCCTCAAAGTTAGAAGCAGAATTGTCTTTCTCTCCATAGATCTTAAAGTAGTCTCCATCAAGAGCATCTTCAACAACAACTGTAAAGTCTTGGAATTCATCCTCTCTTGAGATTGTAAACTTATTCTCTTCGCCAGTATAAATATAATCAAAACCAGCTTCAGCTGAAAGCGTATCGATCAGTTTAAAATTAATACCATAGTTAGAGGTCTGTGAAACGTCAGATGAGAATTGAGTACCGTCACCGTAGAATCTATCTAAGAACTCTTGATTCTGCTGTACTAGAGTTGGTACCTTTACTTCAATAAACTTAGAGTAGAGAGTCTCACCTAGAATAAAAGGCTTTGGATTAGCGTACTCGTAGTTACTCTGATTCAAGTAGACTAACTGTGTTAGATAGTTCTTCACGCCAGAAGTTCTATCGGCAGTTACTTCAAACAAGAAACCCACATAGCCTCGGGCAGCGAAAGAATAGCCACTTCTTAAATGTAGTCTAATTGTATCGTACTTGATATAATTGATAGCAAGAGTATTCGCCGCCTGGTTGGTCACCAGCTCGCCTGAGTTTGATCCTTGCCAAACTGTTGAGTTGTTTATGTAATTGTACTTATCGTAGACTCCAGTTGAGTCATAACCAATCAGAGCATACTTTGTTTTATCGTCTTCATGTTGGACGGCATGAAAGCGACCTAAAGTCTGATTAATGTCATTGCCAGTATCTTCATCTGGGTTTGAGAAGAGTGGATTAGCTCTACGGTCAACTGTAATTTTACCACCAACTCTGTTTGGATAAGTATAAGTAGTTTGACCGTCTGTGTTTGGTGCAAAAGTTAAAACTTCAGCTACTGCATCGTAACTTTTTATACCTAATGTACCTTCAATATCAAAGTCTGTAGGTACTGCAAGAGCGCTTACGTTAAATTTATAAGTCTTACCGTTCTGTAATAGTAGAGTTCTAGCGGCAAATCCTTCAACTGCAATGTAGGCTCCATCATCAGTTACATCGAAGTTGACAACGTCGCCACCTAATTCAGAGATCAGGTGTCTTTGAGCAAATGGATTGCCTTGGTCCGTGTCCAAGAACATAACCTCAGAGCCATTATCGTCTACGTCAATCTCATACGCGTTTGGGTTAGATTGATCGTGATAGATGAACTCTAAAAGTACGTCGTCGTCTATTCTAAAATATCTTGATGATTGTGCCATATTAAAATCTTAACCATTTAGGTGACCAGAAAAGACCTATGCCTAGACTAGGGCCATAGCTAATTACTTGGTTATTGTTTAAATTTACTCCATACCCAACGCCTAAGCCTATAGACCAGCCAGATTTCTTCTCATACTTCTGGTTCAACTTACTATTTATCAGGTTTATATTTTCAATGTCAGTTATTATAAGGCCAGGATAGTCCGTTGTAATCTTAATCTCATCTTGGCTATCTCCATCAGCATCTTCAATCGCAGCATAAAGGCTCATTTCCTGTTGAATTGAAAAGATAGCGTCCCTGTACAGTAGATTATCTCCATCCCTATAAACAAACATACTACCGGCTAAATTCCTAGTATTGCCATGACCAAAGTCATCAAATCTATCAAACGTTACTTTATCAGTAATTGAGTCTATTCTTTCTACAGAAATAGCAGCTAGCAAACTATCTTTAATCTTAATATCTGCCGAAAGAAGAGTGTTAACCTTGTTCAAGTCCTTATTAATATCTAAAACACCCCGGTACTTAGCTATTAAACCATGTTGTTCTTCTTCTAGGTTAGCAATATCAAACTCATAACTCTTAATCGTAGCAGCTTGCTTACCATTTTTAAGTTCTAAAAGTCTAACTGTATCTTGAGCTGCCTTGTAATTATTAAAGTTTCTATCTGCAGTTTCTTCAACTTGATCGACTTCTCTTTTTAGATTAGAGATTTGATTACATTGTTTTAAGAATAATAGAGCAACAAGAACAATTATCAAGAAGTTCCTGAGTTGCTTATTTTGCCAAATAGCTTTTAATTTATCTAACACGTACGTTAATGTTATCATGTCTGGTTTTGGTTTTGGTTTTGTGTAAGTTCAGCTTCAGTGTAAATAGCAAGAGAATTAGAACCAAGATCATATGAGTTTATATCAGTAGGCATGCTAAAGTTATACTCTAATGTAATAACTTCACCTGGTGTAGTTGATGTTACTTTTAAATCATCAATATCTAAATGCTTAGCGTGGTGTGAATCGGCTGATTCTGACGCTTCGTTAGGTATAAAACCAGTACTATCATCTACTTGTATAATTGTAAACACATTCATACCTGGTTCAATAACTCCAAAATATCTAACATTAACTTCAGATGTAGTACCGTCTTGTGCTGAAACTAACAGATATTGGGAATACAACTCTAGTATCTGTAAGACCAGAAGTATATGGGAAAGTAGCTGGTTTACCTATTGCAAATGCAGCTCTTCTAGAAGGTGTAGAAATACCAGATGATCCGCTTGTGCCATCAAAATTAATATCTGGTGTTTCTGTACTTAAGTTAGTACTGGCTATTGAATAAGGGAAATAATCGATTCTTCCCCAAACCGTTACCATATGCCCAACTTTAACATAAGACATTTTTGTTTTATTGTAGTCAATGATAATAGCTACGTTTGCGCTTGATAGAGTACTTCCAACCTGTGGATCCCAACCAAGAGCCTTTATAACCTGATTTGTATATCTGTGGCTAGTTGTTGAAGCAGTGACCGTATTAGTAAATGGAGTACTGTCAGTAAATGCATCAACGTCATATTGTAATGCACTTTCTCTATAAAAGTAATCTGCTAAAGTTCTATTGGCAGCTGCAGCTCCGTTATTCTGTGCGGCAACTTGACTACCGCCCGGTGTTGCTCCATTTTCCTTAATCCTTAAACCAGAATCATTTGCCACTAAAATATCATCAGCTGCATAAATAACGTTGTTATACTTAAATACTCTATCAATATCTGTTGCTCCGTCAGCTACAGTTTCACCAAAAGTACCGACAACTTCTGTTAAGTAAGAACTACCGCTAAGATAACCAACATTAAGTCTAATCACATTATCAGTTCCATCATTATTGTCATAGTCTACTGTAATAAAAGTATCGCCGTCTGCGTCTACCATATTACCCAAAGGCTTCCAGTAATCTCCGTCTGGGTGCTGAACAAAAGTCTCTAAACTACCTTTATTACTGCTATGCCCAACATCTAAATTAGTATTGTAGCGGATCATACCATAAGCACCGGTTGGTCTATTAGCCGTAGCACCATTTGGCACTTTAATATAACCAGTAGTAGTACCTTCAACAGTCAAATTACCTCTAGCAATAACACTATCTGCTCTTAAGTCAATTAGACCTGAAGAAGTACCAGTATCTGGCCCTAATATAATATTGTTGTTAGAAGCATTAAGCTTAATCGCAGTATTAGATGTAATCTGCACTAAATCAGGTGCATTTAAGTATAAACTATTCTTAATGTCTATCTTAAAGTCTACACTATTTGTAGAAGTTCCATGGCTAATCTGGTAAGTATCAACGCTTGACTGAGTTGAACTTGTAAGATTTAAAACAGAAGAAGTGCTGTTTAAAAAACTAGCATAATTACTATATTTTGGACTATCAGGTAAAACTATATTTAACCACGCAGTTGGATTGTCAATACCATCTGTTACACCATCTTCATATCCTTCATCACCTAGAATAATAGAAACAGGCTCATCAGTATTATCATCTCTCTTCGGTTTTAATATATCAGCGTCTGTAACGCTGTCGTAGCTTATTCTACCCCAGTTGTTAACATCAGCGCCAGTTGCTCCAGTATCTCCTTTTACTCCTTCATCACCCTTTTCACCCTTTGCTCCTGTTGTACCGACACCTCCAAGTTCGCCTTTCTGGCCCTTGATCCCGATCGGTCCACCGCCGTTAGCAACAAGCTGATCAAAGTTGTAATTAGTCTTGTCAACTTTAATTACATCGCTATCATTAGTTAATATTTCTTTTATGTTGATTGCCATTTTAGGACTGTATTTTTATCATAGGTCTAATATTGTAAGAATAGCCTAGTCTTTTGTTATATATCAACCTGAAGTTTAGCGGTGTATCACCATGTAAGCTATAAGTAAAGCTCTGATCTCTAGTAAAGCCGCCGTCATCTAGACCCTCAAGACTTGAAGTGCTTAATATATTAGACTGAGCGCCTTTAAATCTACTTACCCAAAGGTCAATCTGGTCAATTGTAAACGCTTGAATCAAGTTCTTGTTTACGTAGTCCTGCATATCATCACTCAGCGTAGTCTTATCACCAATTGACTTTACCGGGTCAATAAACTGAGAAAGCGTATTTAAAGCACCGAGATCACTTAATTTTTGATAGACCACGTCATTCATGTAGAAGTCAGCAATTAGTGTCTGATCGTCTTCGTAGATTACAACATCATTCTCATTATTATTAGTTCTTAAAATATCGTCTAGCTCTTCTTCCGAGCCTGCAAACTGAACTGTAAACTCTGTTAAGAAATAAGCATCTTGTAGTTTCATGACCGTAGAACCCAGATAAGATCTTTCTTCTGCAGTATCAAAAGTACCCGCAACGTTAACCTTATTACCACCTGCCAGAGACCTTGTGTAATATCCATCTTCCCAAGAAGACTTAAAGACATTAACATCTTTGTAGTCAATTGCTATCTCATCAATCACCGGGTAAACAGGTAAAAAGTCTCCACCTTTAGTCAGTTTCAACACACCGTTCGGATTAATCTCATTAACCTTATGATAGTAATGGTTCTTAATTTTACCCCAACCTAAATCATGTGTTGACGCCTGAGGCACAATAGCTTCACCTTGAACCACCTTCATCACGTTTGAGTCTTTAATAAAACCAACGTTAAAAGCAACACCACATCTATTGAATTTATTATAGTAAGATCTAGCAACGTTAATCTCAGCTGAACTAGTCAGACTGTGTTTATATAGAGGCGTCTCAAATAGTTGTTCACGTAAATCTAGAGTAGAGTGCTTTCTATTTGTTTTAAAGTGTGTATAAATGTCCGTAAAGGTAACTACAGGTTCTAGATCTATAGTATAATCACCTGAGTGTCTTACCATGAATGCATAGTATGGATTAGTAGCTACGATGTTATAGCCTATTGTTTTCTTAGACTTATTATAATCATCATAATACTTCTCTTTAGCAGCGACCGGATCGCTTATAGTCAACTTTGCTGTAACATCAGTGCTTAATAATTTATAGCTCTTCGGTTTATCAACGTCTTCAACTGTGGTTAGATCTACCTTCTTAACAACCTCTTTACCATCATTAAAGTTAATAGTAAACCTATTATTATTTACAGTTCCATCACTCTCGATAGTTGTATAAGTAACTCTGTCATCGTTGTTGTTAAGTACTTTAGAGACATTACCGGCAGTTAATTCATTAAGTATCAATTGCTGTGCGTTAAAACCACCACCGATGTAAGTATATGTTGCGTTTTTAAGATCAGCAATATTTAATGCAACCGTATCTAAATAATAGTCCAGGTCGCTAACAGATCCTTCAACTTTAGTTGGTCTACCCTGTATGAAAAGTTCACCGTCAGATTCTACTGAGAAGACTTGTACTTGATATTCACCAATAGCACCTAAGTCAATTACAATATTATTATAAGTACCTGAAGTATTCTTAGATAGTTGAGAATCAAAATTAGAAACTGATCCATCCGCATGGTCAATACCATAAACTCGATAAGGACTTAAACCGTTAAAATTAATAGCCTTTAAGTCTAATGCGCCGGAAATGTTTATATCAGCATAAACGTATTTATTAGTAACTGTGTTATAGTTAAGTTGGTGTTTAAGTTCATAGAATAGCTTTCTGTTTAGATCTGATGCCCAAACATCACCCGTATTCAACGTAATATAGAAGATTACAAATTTAAACTTCTTATTCTGAATAACCTCAAAATCAATTGAATTGTTAGAAGCTTGATTGTTAACCTTAACCATTATACTAAACTTATAACCGTTGAACTCGGTATTCTTTACAAATTCTGAAGCTACGCTATTAACAAACTCTTTTCTAGATTTAAGAGTCACATTTAAGCCCTTAAATATAGTATTTGCAAAAGTTTCAGAAGAACCATTGTCAATGATAGTGTATTTCTTATGTAGATTAGATTTTACATAACTGTTAATATTGAAAAGACTTGAATCTCTTTCAAGTGGATCTTCATTATAAAGATCAATTTCGTGACCTTCGCCGACCATGAACATATCGAAGTAGTCGTAGTCAACTCTCTTAAATAGGTCTTTAGTTAGATCAAACCCTTTAATAAAGTTAATGTAACTAAAAGTATTGTTAATCTGCCAGAACCTTAAATAATCTGGTAAGTTTTCAATATAGAACCATTCATGAGTAAATGCTTTTATATCACGTTCTGTAACTTCAAGGTCCGGTGCAAAGTTTGTTCTACCAAAAGCACTATTAGCGTTTAAGTGATAAGGCTCTTCTCTTACAGTATTTCCATTTCTTAGAACCCACTTGTTAATATTAGGCACAACTCTTGACCCTATTGCAAACTCTTTGATTTCATTTTCAGAAAGCCTATCGTACTCACTTCCGATTGATTCTAAGTCAACATCATCAATATCTTCGTTGCCAAGAATAGGCTGTAGATTAGCAAAATATAAATCTGGTGAAATTTCGTAAGCTGCATCTAGAACATCGGTTTTTATTAGGTCACCTGCTCCTGGACTAGTATTTTGACTAACCCCACTATAAGGTTCATAAACTATCTGGTCTGTTGTCTCGTAATTCAATTCTTTAAGATTAGAATTAGCTGTATCGTGGAAGTCAAAGTCCATATCGTAAATTGAGTATGCTGAGAATAGACCCATCGTTAAGTCTCTATCTACAAAAACTCTAACCTCACCATCCTTAACTGAGTTCTCCAAAGATAATATAACCTTTAAGTAATCACCGGCAGGGTCTGTAATATCTTGAACAATATCTACGACTCTATTATAACGCCCCTTATATGCAGTTGGTAAATACTCACCTACACTTATAATTGGAGCAGTTTCTTTAGTCACTAAAATACTCTTATTCTCTAAATTACCACCTTTAAAGAAATACGCATCCCAGTTGCCAGAAGTACCGATAGCTAAATCTCCTAGCTCTAATTCGTTATCAGAGTCTACGTTAATAGCATCAAACTCCAAGAACGGTAGTGTATTATTCCTGTTAACTAAGAATGCTTGCTGCATAATTTTATAACCCGGTATCTTAACACTTACATAAATCTCATCACCAATGTTAAATGCATCAAAGTCTCCTCTTTCTCTAATTAACTTAGTTAAAGCAATAGCAACATCTCTAGTATTACCAGCAGCAGAAAAGTATTGTCCGCTGAAAGTTCCTTTGGTTAAGTAATTCGGGCTTGCAGTATTTGGATCTGCGGCATAATAAGATCTGTTTGGTATCTCAACGTTTGTATAGATCTCCTTTCTATTAAAGACGTTACCATTCGATGTGGTAACTTCTGGTGCTAGATTAAGTAGATTGGCTAACTTCTCGGTTAAGATAAAGCCATTGTCTAAAATTTCAAGGTTGTAAACATCAGCAAATGGAGCTGTATATGCGGTTTGTATGTTAGAAAGAGCTGTAGTAATATCAGCACCAGTGTTAAAAGTTATTGTATTACCAACTGAATCATCAATCTGAACGTTAACATTAGCTACAAATTTAACAAAAGTAAATCTATAAGACTCATTCTTTACTGTAGCCAGTGCAATTTTATCGTTGTGGTTTGGAATATCGACAACTTTAACTTTGATAAAGTCAAACCCCCTGTTAGGATTAGCCTTTATGTCAATTGTTTGACCTTTGTACTGTATACCCAGCTGTGTTGGGATCTCATTTCTAGAGTCCTGAACTCTAAGCTCCAGTCTACTATGGTCATAGCTCTTTGTATTATCTAGCTTATAGTAATTTTCGCCAGTTCTAGCATATGCTAAAATTGGCATTTCAGTTAACATCTTATAAGAAGGTATTGCCGCATAGTCAAACGTAGAGCTCATGTTAGAGTTCACAGACTTAAAGATAATATCACCATTGCTGATCGAAGAAACTCGACCAGAACCAGTCTCAATGTCATCTACGTAAAGACCAATATATCGGTTAACTGAATATGTGCTTGCATGTGGGTCATCAAACAAGAATTCCATGTTGATGATGTTTGCAGCCGCAATAAAGTTTCTTCTAAAACCATCAGTAATAAAATCATTAGCAGATACCATTGGTTTATCTTTAAGCACAAAATCATTGTACATGTACTCGGCTTTCTTAGTAAAACCACCTTTAACAAGATCGATACCGTTATATGTAGTCTTTTCATTCTCTTCGAACGAGAATGTAATAGGAGCCTTTGGAAAGGCTTGATCTTGCACGTAGTTTCTTAAATACTTACCAATATTACTCTTCTTAGTCAGATCAAAAACCTTAACAATCTCAGACTTCTCAATTAATTTTTTAATTCTAGCCTCATTGCCCAGCGCGCTGTCCGTAAAAGAAGTGCTATCCTTTGGATCGTTTATCCTGTATATTACAAACTTCTTAGGCATGTTTAAATCAACATAGATCGGAGCAAACATTCTAAACTCTTCATCATATAGTTTAGAATAGTTCATTGTCGTACCGTAGTGGTAATCCTCTTCAATCTGCTTTTCATACTCAGAGAAAACAGAGAAGTCAGAATCTCTCCTCTTGGTTGTGTAAACTATCTCAAGTGGTGTTTTATTCTTAGTGTAGAATCTAGTTAGATCATATGCGTAAGATCCTCTTGAGTTAACTGGGAACTTCTTGTAGTTAGCTGATGCTAAATCATCAGTTGCACTGATCGAATCAAGATATAGTTCATCTCTTGAGTTAACAACAAGTTTAACGTTGGTTGTCAACTTAGGGTTAGTTCTTAAAAGAGGTTTAGCAACGTTATCCAGCTTTGCATTTCTCTCTACTGCAAAGTTAGGCCCTAGGCCAGCTGGTTGAACAACACCAGTTTCACCAAACTGATACCTACTATCGTTTAATCTTTGTATACAATCACAGCAGTCTGCGTAAATACTAAGAGTTACAAAGTCACCAATACCTAAATCACTTAACTCAGACTCTTGTACAGCATCATAATATTTGACACCGGCAGATTCTTCCGCTTTTAAAAGCTGCACTGCTTCTTCGATGCTCTCTGCAATAACTGTATGCATGTAAGTTTGACAGCCAATAACGCCAGTTTCAATAGTTGTCAACTTAGGGTTAGTTCTTACTAGAGTTTCTATAAAGTCACTCATAAAGTTGTCAACGTTAGCAAAATGCTGCCCGTCGACTACATGTAAAATATGTTCGCCCGCTGTTGGATCACATGAATGAAAAGCATAAAATACTTTGTTCGCAAAAGGACTTGTACTTTGTATGTTGGTATTCGGGCTACCAGCAGGCTGAGTAAAATCAGCGCAGTTAAAATATTGTGTGATGTTAGGGCTCTCTGTCTCCGTATCACTATCGTCTAGACCGAACCATGCGAGTTGACCATCATTATTAAATCTAAATTTAAGCAGTTTATCAGTGCCAAGGCCAGTTGCATCTCCCCATATACCAAATGGGATAAGTTCAGGCCAAAATGCATGTTCAGCTGCAGTTGCAGTATTGTAGAGTAAAATACCAGCATTAGCTAAAGCTAATAGATTTGGATAAGGATGTACACTCCAGTAATACCACACTGCTGAAGTTGAATTATTGCTACAGCAGTATTCTGGAATACTATCTGAATCAGACAAAGTGTTATCACGGTAAAGTGTTATAGGCCATGCTTGTGGTTCTGGAATAGGCGGACACTCATCTTGTAACTCGGGAATCCACTTAGAATTCGGCGCACTAGAGTTATTATAATTCCAATAGAATATACCTCTCTGATTAAATTCTCTAAAGTAACCACTAAAACTAACAATACCTTGGTAAGTTGGTGTAACTCCAATCTGAACCTGAAGGCCGTAGTTAACAGCATCATTCTCATCTGGGAAAATAGGTATATTTAATAAGGATACTTGAGCTAGTGTTAAAGGACCACTAGATGTCCAATAGTATATAGTATAGAAAGGAATTGTTGAATCGGGATCATCATCTGTGACATCTTGGCATAAAAAAGGCGCATCTGCCGCTACGGTTACTTTTAATGAAAAAGCACCTGCAGTCCCAGAACTTCCACTAGTCCCAGAACTTCCACTAGTCCCAGAACTTCCACTAGTTGTAGAGGTCCCTCCCGTTGCTTGGCATATAATATAACCGCTAGTATTTAGATTTGAATAATGAGCGCCTCCTACAAAAAGATAAACGTTTACATCATTTACAGAATCTGGAAAATCATCGTCAGCGTACCAACCGTCATCTAGTGGTTGAACCAGTGCAAAATCAGAAAAAACGCCTACGTTGTACTGTATAACCTGTGCCAGAGTTAAACCAAAGCCTACTCCACCTTGGGCAGTAGAGTCATAGTAGATTGTTTCCTGGGATGCGCTGACATTAGGGTCACAAGGATTAGTGTCATCAGGGGCTGCACCAGGGTCTAATTGATTGGGGTCTTTATAATAAACTGTAATTGAAGCTGTAGCAGAAGGTTGACATTGCGTATAACTCCCCCAGCTACCACTCTGAAACTGATACACATCAACTTGATTTTGACCAGGAAAGAGAGACTCAGCATACCAACCATCTTGTGCTAAACTTTGAAATAAGCTATCATTATAGATCTCCTTACTATTACTTACAATAGTGTCTAAAGAGTTTGGTGTTAAATTACCGCCAGAACCATCATCGTCATCCCAATAGAAAACGCCTAATGTACCCTGACCACCACCAGTACATGGATTAGTTATTCCAGTTTTAGAATATAAGTTAATTGATTGTGCCATCTATTGCCTTCTTTTTTATATAGCTTCTGCAATCTATATATCATAGACTGAAACTTGAGATAAACAAGTTTAACTAGAATAAAGAGTAAAGCCTAGAGGTGAGATTGGAGATGCAGCCGAAACACCATTACCAACAGCCGTATTTGCAACTAGCTGAGCAGCCTTAATCGAGTTAATATTGCTACCTTTTGCTGAGTATTTAGCAAATACTTCTAAGTCAAATGAGAATTGGTCGCCACCTTCGTCGAATATATCTAATCCAATTTTCTTAGAATACGTAACGTTAGAAACACTAGAACCTCTTAAACCTGCAATGTTACCAATATCGGTCGTAGTATCGTTACCGGCGTAATCAGTCATTCTGTACTGGAATACAATATCAACTGCAATAGCATTAGCATCACCCTGATTTAAGCGTTTTCTAGAAAGATTATTATCACCATCAATTGAAAGTGAGAATAAGTTAATTGGCGACATGTATAAGAAAGCACCACAAGAGCGACCTCCTAGTAGATACTGATCATTGGCATCGAAAGACATTTTAAACGTTCTTCTGTCAGCCGTAATCATGTTGTTAGTATCTCTAAAGCCTAATTGTTTTAGAGCATAACCTGTTAAACCTAAATGCGTACTGGTTAGAGCGCCATTCGGTATATTAGCTGTAATTGGCATTGTGTAGATACCACTGTCTACAATAGCTTGTAGCGCTTGCACCTGTTCGCTATCCTGTAAATTTGTTGGATTTGAATTGGCCTGTGGATATGTTGACCCAAAGAAAGTTTCAATATCTGGATGGTCCTTATGCATAAAGATACCATTGTTGTACGTAGAGGTATTAATACTTGTAATTGCAGTACAGTCAACTGCTTCCGGGTCATAACCACCCCATTCTTGGAATTGAATCGGTGCTGGGCTATTCTGTTGAGTTGAAGACCAGTATCTACCGAAAGAACCTGCCCAAATATAATTAGTTGAATCAGCATCGCCATCAGGCGTTAAGAAGTTAGCATCACTACCCTCAAACGTACCGTAACTTAACGTATGTTCATAGTATCTAAAGTTAGTGCTTGAAATTTGCTGGTTTGTCACCGCATTCACTGCATACAGAGGCTCAACGTTAGCAATATCCATATACCTTGAGTAAATGAATTGACCTCTTCTCTGAGCAGACTGATATGGCGCTGGTTGTAATAGATCATAGCTTGTTAATTCGGTACCTGTTAAGTTTTGGTAAAGAATAGGCGCAAGATCATATTTACCGTTGCTTGTGTAATAAACGTCTGATACTATCTTATCATCAACATCATTAGTACCCTGGTCGTTACTTACGTTACCAAAGCTATGTATACCTGCAACAGAACCACTTGCAGAAGATCTGTAAGCTGGTTTTGTTCTTTCACCGGCAATTCTCGAAATTAATTCAAGTTGAGTTGCTTTAGTATTCTCAAGTAGGAGTTTAAATGTCTTAGTTACAATGTGGCCTTTCTTAATTGAAATTTCAGCAACCTCATCTACGTAATAGCCAGCAAAGATCTTATTATTAGTATTCTTGTTAATAATAGTTACTGTACCGTCTTCAGCAATAAGTTTAACTAGAAGTTCACCTTTGGCATTTTCAATTTGTTGTTGTAGCGCTTCAATTTTCTGCTGTAGTTCAGCCAGTTTATCGTAAACTGAAATTGGCTTTTGTTCAGGTGATAAAAAGCCCGAAGCCAGATTAGTTGCAACGTGCGCATAGTAGCTCTCGTTAGCAGTAAATGAGTCGCCAACGTGTGTGTAAACTCCTTTAGAGTCTAGCTCTTCTGCTAGTCTGACACTTGTTAACTCTGTTTTGTTTAGATCAACAATATCTTGTAGATCAGTCGTGTCTAACTCAGCATCTGGGAATGCAATTGTAATCGGAGCTGACCAGTCTGACATGATTGGATTAGCTGGGAAGCCAGCTTCAGAAACAGACTTGATTCTAAACTCAACGATTTCACCTTGTTGAATAGGAATGTCAAGCTGGTTAAAGTTAACTTTCTGACCGTCCTCTATTAAAGAGTCTTGCCATACAAACTTTCCACTTACTGGATCTTTAGCTCTGTCTCTAACTGGTGTTTTAACTTCATTCCAGTTTGAGAAGACTGCTGTTTTCTCTCTAGCATCTTCGGTAAAGGTCAACTGAGAAACTTCAGGTGCTTTACCGCTAGTTGAAAGGTATCTGTACTGAATAACAAATTGTACAACTCTTTGATCTGTGGTTGAAGCAACCTTTTTATCGGCTGGAATAGACCAGAAACCTCTAATTCTAAATTTAGGAGTTACGTTAGTAGCATTAGTATCTGAAGAAAGGCTTTGAATCTGGTTTACAATAGAACCGTAGAGTCTAGTTTCAGAAGTTCGCTGCTCAACTAAGCTCGCTAACTGGTTTCTGTCTTTATCAGACTCAATCTGCGACGTGTATTTTTTAGTCGCGATATCAGATCTCTTCTTAACGATTGTATCGTCTAATTTCTTGATTGCCTCCTCTACTGCAACTTTATCTCTTGACAACTGCTTAATCTTGTTAGCAGCATCATTATCAGTTAAGTGTCTGTTAATTTGTACAACACTAAAGTTTGCAGCGTCAATTGTTGGAGCATCTGGCGTAATACCCTCAGTTGAAGGTGGTATTGAGTCCTCTTTTAGTGCTCTGATAAATTGACCAAAGTCAGCAACTTCTTCTTTGTAATAATTTGCAAGAGTTATAACGTTTCCGTCCTCATCAACTCTACTCAGGTCATTAGTATAAAAGCCAACACCAGGTGACCAGTTCTCAGCTAGAATTTTAGAATCCGGGTCAATTGCTTTAACAAACACTAGGACGCGTTCGTTGAACCCTACGTTGATTTCTACATTCAGCTGAATGTTTGTATTCTTATAAATTTTAAGTGCGTTAGCGCCAATCCTAATAGCCTCAAAGCCTTCTACAAGCTCTAGTTCAACCTCTCTTGTCGAACTGTCTACTCTAGTAGCCTTATATTTAGTGGTCATCTTACCAGTATTAACGATAAGTTCATCACCTTCTTTTAAGACCTCGGTATCTTTAACGTCTTTGTTAGAATCTGTATATGTTAGCTTGTCTAGGCGGTATCTTTTAACTGCCTTTCTTTTAGTCTGACCGTCAATAGTTACTGTTCTCTTAGAGTCATTTATTGCTAAAACGTCGAAAGAACCAAAGTAGAGAACACTCTGATAAGGCATGTCTCTTAATTCTTCGTCAAATTGATATGAAATGTTATTGTTAGCAATATCTCTAATTGCCTGTGCATGGTCAATTTCTTCTTGGTTTAAGAAGTTCTCGTTAAAGAAGTCAACAGCAGCCTGGCTAGTATTGTCAAAAAGAATTCTTTTTACAAGAACTCGCTCAGTATCGCTTGGAATTTGATTTGTAACATTAAATGAAACTGATAAAAGCGGGTTCAAAAAGTCTTCAAAAAAGTAGTTGGACTTTACCTTAAATTGATCCGGCTTTGTAAAAGTTCTAATATCGTTTGCAGGGCTCTTAAGTCTAGATGTAATTACATTTTGGTAAGTACCGTCTGAAAGCCTTACTTTAGTATTGCCTTTACCAAGACCGCTTAGGGCTTTAAGATTAGTATCTAAACGCTCAAGTTCACGTTTCATGTAGCCAAAAGAAGGCACATAAACAGTTGTTGTCCCACCTTCACCGTTTAAGATTTCAAGTGGCACGTTCTTCTCTTGTGTTGTAATCGCTTCGTTTATACGTTCGAAGGTCTTCAACGAGTTAGTATTGATCTCGAGAAGTTTCTTAACCGTGCTAGAAATTGAGTTATTTGTATTCATCTTATCTTAATATATCCACTTCAAAAATGTAGTTTATAGGGTCGATACACACAACCTCAATATATGGCTTATCACTAATAAGCTGTACCGGCTGTAGAGTTGCAATTGTCTTATCGTACCCAGTAGCGCGGCCCGTATATATGTTAATTGAGTTACCACCCATGTTTATTGTATCGAAAGAGATCTTAAATAATTGACCAGCTTTCCATGCAAATGAACCATCGTCAATGTATATATCTAGATCATCATTAGGGTCATTGGTTAATAAGTTCTGTAAACTTAGCCTATTTGTATAGTTTGCTAATTTAGCATAAATACCAAAAGCTTGAGCGCCTTGGCCTGATGCACCAACGTCAAACGGACTGCTAGCAGTAATCAAGGTCGGAGTACCAACTTGATCCCATGTAAATGCAGGTGTGATAGAGTAGCCGTTTACATCATTTATAATCTTAATCTTTTCAGGATTAGACTTATCAATTCTTGTACCTGCACCAGCAAAGATTACGTCAGTATTATATTGGATCTCAGTTGGGATAGTACCGTCAATCATTGAATTGATACGGTCGTGTGCTTTAGTAATAAGTTGTAACAGAGAATCTGAGTCTTGTAGCTGTAGAGATGCATTCTGCATCTGCTCTTCAACCTCAGCTATTCTAGCAACTAGTTCATCATTCTCTTGACTACCAACTACTAGATTCTCTACGCTATCCAGCCTCTCTGCTAGATAACCATATCTTCTGTTAGCTTCAATTAATAACTCAGTTGCATTCTCAAGAGCAGTCGTCGTATCCATAAACAGATCCATTGAGAATGTAGTAAAGTCATTTACTGAAGTCTCAACACCAACGTTATCTAGAGAAGAGTTAAACTTAAGGTTAAGCTTCAAAGAGAAGGCATTACCGTTAAGTCCTGTTACTTCATTCGGTTTAAATTTAATCTGCTCGTGAATCTTAGAACCAGTTCCGCCAGTGGACTGAATTTCATCTAAGATTAGAATACCATATAAGTTAGTCGCCCTTTGTGAAGGATTAGAAGCGCTATATAAGTCATAGTAAACCAAAATGGCATTGAAAGTAAACTGCTGACCTGTTTTAGCAAAGTCTAATAAATTCTCAACATCAGATACATTTGTAATCTGAGCATATGAGGTATCGTTAAAAACAATTTGTACGCTATCGGTTGCATTTGGATTAATATTGTAATAGGCCTCACCTGTGCCTACGTCGTAAGTATCTACAACTGATAATAAGTTGATGTTTGGATCTGGGTGGTTTTGACCCGATCTGCCTTCAATTACATTATCAGCATATAGTTTGGTTGCTGTTGTGTTATATTGTCTAGGCTGGAAAAGAACAGTTGGCGTTGAACCTACTGAAGTTGGCACGTTAATGTAAACTTCATGATATGCATTACCTTTATAGGCAATATCGTTCTCAGCGTCAATTGTACCAATGTACTTAACTACTCGATCATAAACAGCACCAGTCTGAATTGAATTGTTCTCTTCGGTTAGAGCGCCGATTGTAGCCTCGTTTGAATCAGCAGTTCTAAATCTAATCGCACCTAGATTGCTTAACCATTTAAAGAATAATTTTTCAGCATCTGACTGTAGAATTATTGGATCGTAATCGTCATCTTGTAATAAGAGCTCTTCAGCATTTAATGTATAATTCTGAAAAGTCTGTGCAAAATCAATGTTTGGCGCGCCGGCAGAATAAGCACTTCCAGATGCATTAACCAGGTTTAAACTAAAGTCAATTGTATTTGCACCATTTGTGGATTGTGTAAAGTCAGGTAAATCCAATAACGCATAACGGCTGAACTCAAAGTTCAGGTCAGGGTTATTGAACGCCCTAGTCATATCTCTAGCAGAAGACGCAAAAGCGTACATCGTGCCGCCTCTTGGTTGAGGTATTCTAACTAACGGAGTTGCCATTTATATTCTTTTAATTTATTGCTTACGATATAGTTGCAGCGTGTGATGAGATCACATACCAAACTGTACCGATGTATCTTAATGTTACTGTTGAGTTCTGTCCATCTAAGCTAATAGAAGTTGCTCCTAAAGTTGATCCTGCTTGAACACCAACTGTAACAGCACTAGTATTAACGTTGATAATGGTTACTTCTTGACCCTCGATACCTGCCGGTAACAAGAATGCCGTATTTACAAAATAAGCTGACTCGGCTAAAGAACCTGGAGACGTTGTTGTAGTTGGAACTACAGCGCTACCTTCAACACCAGACTTTACAATTTCACCGGCCATCGTAGTTCTTGCAGCAAATTCAACATCAACGTCTAAATCAATACCGGATGTTGTAAATGTAGCAATGTTTGTTGTACCGTTAAGTACTGTTAAAGCAGCTACTGTTGCAGATGAAATATTCTGAATAGTAGCATTTGTAGGATCTAGAAGTGCCTGTAGATCAGCAATATCATCATTCACCAGCTGGAAGTTACTATTAATAACTGGCCTAGAAGATGAGATAGAATCTGTTCCTAAGATTTGTGTAATGTTTGCCATTTTTGTTTGTTTATTATTTTACATTTATCATATTACGTTTGACGACGTTGTGGTTACCATTGGTATCTTCAACCTCAAGTGTAATCTCATAAGTACCTGGGTCTTGGAATATGTAGGTTAACCACATACTATCATAGTATATATCATTTATTTCAGGGTTGCTTCTGTTTACAATGCCCCACTTTGGGTTTTTAATACCGGGCATGTTAGTAGCATCAGCTGCAATTGTAACGTGAGTTGATCTTTCAACCTCAGTATATTCTCTAAAAATCTTAGTATCATCAAAACCTGGATTATAGTGAACCACGTGTAATTCTCCATCGGCTAAAATAGCACTTGCGCCATTTGGCGTTACGGTAACACTCTCAAAGTCATAATTCTTAGAGTACTCTTTACCTACAGCCAGCATATACAAAAATGTATCAGCATAGCCGTCACCATTAGTATCGTGAAAAACTGCGTTCCAGTTAAACTTCTGAATGATCGGATCGGTTGAGTTATTTAATTCATCTCTAATTGCTTCCCATTCAGCTTCATATTGAGCTGTGTTAACCGGCGAGCTTTGCGTATTGCTTGTAATCACATGTGAACCTGTTGTAATAACTTCAGTATTTGGATCTTTAAAGTCAATCGCAATTTCATCGCCATTCTCTATATCGTAAACTTTAAAAGATGCAGACAAATCACTACCAACCCTAGTTGCATTCCAAGAAAGATGTTCAGAGTCTCTCCATCTAAACCTAGATTCATTAAATTGGTACGGCCCAGTAGTCTCTGAAAAACCAGTTTCAGTTAACGTGTCATTATACCTTCTTACCATTGAAAACCTAATACCTTGGCTTTCATCATGTAAATAATTAGACCTATCTAAAGTATAATATAGACTTGCGATTGCCTGATCTACAGTTACACTACTGTCTTGAGCGTTATCCCAATAGCCACCTGACTTATTCCAAGTTAAGCCTTTATCGTTCCATCTTGCTGGGTCTAACCACTTATAGACTCCATAGAGTTCAACGTCTTTTAGTTCAACTTGAAAAAGATCTCTTTCTCTATAGTGTGATCGATGGCCAAAAAGATCATAAACTCTCATCTCAACTGTATAGCTGCCTTCGTAAGGTACTATAATTGGCATTGTTAGATAGTTGTCAATATCACCGCGAACTTCAAAGCTAAAACCATTAGGTCCAGTTACAAGCCATTCAACTTCATAAACCCAGCGTTTCCACCAGTTATCCCAAGTTACTAAGAGCTGTGAGTTCGGGTCAATAGCATCGTCCCATGTAAAATCACCGTCGAACCAAGTGTCTCTAAAAGTTTCACTACCGTCTAAGATAACTGGACAGCCAACCGGAATATCCTGGTTAAAAGTTCTCAAGTCTCTTTCAATGTAGTACTCGTAGAACTCATTGTAAATATCTTCAAGCTCTTGTAGTTGAGATGTAGTTGCTATTGCAAAATCAGCTGGTGTAAAACCTAAGTATGTTTGATAGTCAGCACTATTCTTATCTAAAGTTGTCTCTAACACTAGACCCAAATCCTCAATAAAGAGTGTTCTGCCTTCCGGCGCGACTTTAAATTTAATATCATGACCTTCACTTACAAAACCAATCTCATTCTGAACGTTCCATACATTTAAGTTTCTCTGGGTAAAGTAGTCACCCTCTGCTGTAATATCTACAATCTTAGAGGTGAGAGGTAAGTATTCACGCTGTAATTTCTGCTTTAAACCATAGAGCTTAATTAAGATTTCATCAGGTGTATATTCAAAGACTTCGTCTACAGTTGGAATATCCCATTGGTCAACACCGCCGTTCGGCTCGTTTAATCTGTAGACTAGGCTAAAACGACTAGTCTTCTTCATTGTACTTGAAGGGATCTGTACCGTCAACTTCTTACGCAGCATCTCACCACGCACTGAAGAGTTAGGTACTGGAATTGCAAAGAGCTTACCAAAAGAAGGCTTGCTCTTATCAACATTCATCCAATACTCTTTTAATGTAATATTGTTATAACCAAAGAAGTCAATCGCATTTAAGATCGCTTTGTAAGTACCGACGAACGGTTTGATATTATGTAGCTCTAACAAGAGCTCTTTACGTTTTCTGTTTAAGAGTTTATAGTCTGGGCTTTGTTCCGAGATGTCGTGCTCTTTAAAGAGTAGGAAGTCTCCCTCATCTAGAGTAGCACCAAAGTTTTGTAGTAGGGTTCTAAGTCTTTCGTCTTCGGCTACCACTTCGCCATAGAATACAATCTCAGCAACTTGAGTCTCAATACCATTAACTACATCATAAATACCCAGGACGCGCCTGTGTGGTCCCTCTCGGTCCGACTTTAATGTTATATTAAGCTGCAGCGCCTCCTTACTTAGATTCTTAAAATCAAGCTTCTCATAGTACCTAGTGCTATTTGCAGTTGTATATGGTGCTGTTGCCTGTAGCTCTGGCTCTAGTGTAATTTCTTTGTAGTGCTTTACAACAGGTTGGTTGTTCTTCATCTCAGCACTATACATTACAATATGCTTAGATGAGTCGTTACCGTCAATCCATCTACATAAGAGTTTAGACCCGACTGAATTCTCAACGGGTTTTACAAGTGCAGTTTGAGACGCAGATGTAGTCTGTCCGCTATAGTAGTATTCAACAGTCTCTAGTAAAAATATGTTTACAGTCTCGTATAAGCCTGTAGACACTTCGTCTAAATAAACACTGCCTTCCCAAACGCCGCTAGCGTTTTTGACCATGTTCATGTCATAGTCAAAACCCTTAAAAAATCTAAGCTTATCGTACATTTGTATCGTCTTTTTCTATAGTGTAATTTTTAAACACCTTTAAATATTTTACACCTTTAATAATATTGTAAAAATAATCATTGAGAAACAACATAAACTCACGCATGTTCTGATTTCTTAGAATATGTTTAGATACCATTAAATTAAATAGCTTATCTTTATAATCATAGCCAGTATTTAATCTATCATCCTTGCGGTGTTTTGCAATATCATAGATCTTTTTACGTCTATATACTAATAAGTCTTTAAATGGTGCTATCATTTCAATGCTCTTCTATTTCCTGCCTGTAGTCTAGTGTAAATAGTTCTAGGTACTGGTTTACTATCAAAATTAATACTTAATGCAGCCTCCTCGTTCATTCTTACGTCATCAGCCACAGTGTCACCATCTCGGTCTAACCAACCTCCTCTGAATACTGCAACTTCATCTTGGCCAATGATAATATCACCCCATTGGTCTAAGCCTCTGATGTTATCAGGTATAGGATCTCCAGCAGTAATATTAACCAGTGTAGACTCTTCTATTTTCTGGAAGAAAACATATTTTTGTTTGCCGTTACCAATGTCCTCAAGAGTAACTGGCTCTTGTGGTTGGATAGTTGTTATCACCGACTCGTAGTAACCCAATCTAAGTGCATCTTCTTCTTTCTGGCTAATGAACCTTACGTTAACTGAATCAATACCCTCAATCTCTTCAAGGATATAGACGATGTCCGATTTAGGTAGCTTATCTCTTCTTGTGATGTTCATCATATAGTTAGAAATTGCTGCTCTTATGTCATTCATGATTTCATGTTTAGAGAAGCCCTCGAAATACCTGATCGAAACATCCATGCTGTACTTTTTAACTTGAGGTTCTACAAACTTAACCTCGCTTGCCATCATCATCTGGCCGGAGTTTTGTAAGACCTGATACATAGCGTCATATTCGCTCTGTGTAAAGAACATCTCTTGTTCGGGTAGAGAGAAATAATCTTGGTCTGATGTAACTTTGCGCTTAAAGTCCGGCATCGCAAAGATGTAAACAACGTTGTCATCATCTAAATACTGATCTTCTGTGCGGTTATAAGCATCAATATATGAATATTGATTGTACTTAGAAAGAAAGTACTCATAGTTGTCTGGAGTGGCCAGCACATATGACTTGCTAGCAAGTGGCGTTAAGATCTTTGTAAATTCAGTAGACTCACGGTTAGCTCCCATCTTTGGAGCAGAAGTTACCGTTACATCAAAGAACTCATTTAGATCATGTAGCTCACCAACTGAATCTTCACCCTCAGTTTCCCATTTCACAGTTAAGTCTGAACCGTCTCTTAAATTACCCTTCTCACCACCATGTTTAATGTATTCAACTTCAATTGTAGCACCGTTTGCAGGTGGCATACCGAAAGAGCCGTTACCAAAGTAGATGTCCAGGCCTCCGCCGATCCCTGTTTTAACTAAGAATGCCTTTTCGTTTGCATTCATATCGTAGAGTGAATTATGTTTGGTCCATACTTCGCCATTTACATAGACGGTAACTTTATTATGATCTGTTAAGCCCCTTACACTAACGTTAAATGACTGTAGGTTTTCACCAGTTCCGGTTAGAGTCTGAATCTCGTACTCACCTTGTATAATTTCACATGTAAAAGGATTCTTATTACTCTTCTCTACTCTAAAAGCATCTCGTGAAGTTTGTACCGTATATTTTAAACCGTTAGAGTCAAACTTAAGTACGGCTCTGCCATCAAAAGTCAGACCAGTACCTGCTATCTTAGAGAAGTCCGCACCCGGCTTCCATCTAAAGCTAACTTCACCAAAAGCAGCAAAGCCTCTAGTTGCATCATGGCCCGTAAGTCTTGACATACCATAAATAGACTCGGCCTGTTGCGCCGTATAGATGTTCTGTTCTACTAGAGAGTCTTCTAGATAGAACATAATAAGTTCACTCATTTCAGACATCACACCTAAAATCTGCGCAAAAGGTGAAGCCTCAGTAAACAACGTGCCAGCACGATTGTATATCCTAGAAACATAAGTTCTAGCATCCTGTTTAATCTGAGTGCCTGTTACTCTAAGTTTATTTAAAAATTTAAGATCTGCCATCCTTTGTGTTTATTTAATTTACGTAGACCTGTACTAGATACTTACTATCAATCGTAATGTCAACGTATGCAATATCTCTAACATTACCTCTTAAAAAGCTAATTTTAGTCTCTACATTATATTTTGCAGCCAGCGGGCAATATGACCTTATCTGACTTTCAATTGTAGTCTTAATCTGTTGCTCGTTTAAACCTAGCGAATAGATCATATCCTCTAAGTTGCAGCCAAAATCTGGGCTACCTAAGACCTCAGCCCTATTTGTAAAGAGCGTGGTTTCAATCTGAGTAATCAGCTGTTGAATCTCATTCTCATTATGCACCTGATTCGGGTCATAATTAGGGTCTCCAACATATTTAACGTACAATTCCATATTTATATGTATCTCTTTTAGCTATGGAACATCCAGTCCACGCCTTCATCGCCCTTGATTTCTTCTTCAATCTTCTCAAGCTCCTCGTCGCCCATTGATTTAATTGCATCATAATCAAAGTCTACATTACCAGGTAAAGCAAATTTGAAGATACCCAATTTGGCACCAAGTGATTGTTTGATCTTTGCGCTAATATATCTAAAGAAGATCTCATCATCATACAGAGCGCAGTCTGGAATTGTCTCATAAACCTCTAGAATAATATCACCTTTTGGTGTATCACCCATGAACTTTAAATCACCAGTTAATCTTGAGTACTGGAAAGAGATCGGATTCTCAAGAATCTGCCTTGACAGATCGGCAAGTGAAGCATTAAGTACATAGTATTGTAACTCTTCAGCTGCTTGTGCAGGTCCTGAACCATCATACATTCTTCTAAATAACATCTTATCGATTGAGAAGTCAGCACCAGACTGGAATCTTAAATCAGATCCGCCCATGTTATTCCAACCACTTGCAAGATCATATACACCGTAAACAGCATAAACTTTACCCGCACCGTCAGCCGCAGCATCTGGCAGAGTCAAACATCTGTGCTTCTTAAAATATTCAGTCTCAAAAATCTCTTTCGGGATATGATAATAGTTCTCCTTTACAGAGTCCTCATATTTCTTGTAGAACCATTTCTTAGCTCTCTTGATAATGTTGATGATCTCCTTTTTAGGAAGATTAACTGGTACCATACAAGCACCAGTAATCTCATCACCAATCTCATCTAGAAACTCGTTTAAACAATCATCGCTAAAATCCCTAGGATTTGTTAAACCACTTTCATTACCACTTCTAATTTCACTCATTTTATGAATTTATTTTTTTACTTACTACAACTTCAGTGTCGTCAAATCTAGCATACGGGCCAACGTTACCCTCTCTAAATATACCACCGACCATCCTGCCTTTAAAGATACCATCCCTACCGAAAACGTAACAGTTAACAGCACTACAGCTTCCGTGTACATATGAAGACTGTATTTTAGACTCTTTAACCTCAGTTGACTGATAAAAATTACAGTACTGTAGATCTGAACCCTCTATCTTACACGCATAAAAATTACAGTTAATTAGATTACCTCTAATTTCAGATGTGATAAACTCGTAATTTTCAGCCAAGAAACAAGTCGACATCTTACCGTCTTTAACTTGAATTGAAGAAAAGTCAGAGTCGTAGTTGATAGTACCTTCTTCTAAAGAGCCATGGATAATTAAGTCCAATACTCTTCTCTTAATTCTATCCCAATGTACTTTAATAATCTGGTAGTCATCTTGCAGATCGACTAAGAGGTTAATCTTGGGCCAGTGCTTATTTAAGTTCCTGTGGTCTTTTAAAGCCTCAAGAATTGGCAAGTTCTTATTCAAGATATACTTAAGCTCAATTTTATCTTCAGCTGTAAATTCAGTCTGAGAACATGCCTTAAAGAGCTGTAGAATAAATCTATCAGCCATGTAAAGAATATCGTCTTGTCTCTCTTCATAATCTTTACCACCAATATACCTAAACTCTAGGTAGTTCTTCTCTTTCTTTAAGAAGTTAACGCCATAGTATTTAGTGTCCGGAAATACAAAGTTCATTGGATTAACGTGCTCGGCGGTAAAGTGTGCCGCTTCATGCTTTGGCATCACAAACTTAATCGACTTTGCGTAAACCGAGTTCTCTCTATTTGGAAAGAATTTATAGACCTGCTTTTCATTAAAGGCCAAGATAAACTTAAGAGTGTTCATCTTTGATACCATCATCGGATCTTCAAGATACTTCTTGTCAAATGACATGTTTAAGTGGATTGAAGCTCTATCTGTTGTATAACCATGCTCTCTAATCCAACCCAACATCTTAATGATAACAATTCTAGCATTACGGTAAGGCATCGCACCAGTCACAAGCTCAATTAAGCCTGAACCACCTGACATATCAGGCTCCATCTTAAAGTGTTTGTCTGTTGGTTGAAAGTCAGAGTGTGCCTTTTCTTCTAGACTAATAGGTAAACCTAGAAGATCCTCAAGCATTTTTTGAGTTTCTTCTAGGTTCTTTTTTGAATAGAATTCAAATTCAATGCCCATTAAGGCGGCATTGAGTATTGACTCTCTTGTAGACTGTCTACTTAGTTTATTCATCGAGCTCGATATATTCTTGTTTGGATATATATCCGGCTCAAATATGTAGCTTATGGTAATTTAAGAAAGACCTTCTGGGTCTCCTCTTCAATTCGAGTAATCTTGACTGTAATGTCATCACCTGGGTTAAAGACTTTCATTATATCTTCGCCTAGTTCACTGACGTGTAGCAGTCCAGTAACACCATCCTCGATTGTAACAAAAAGGCCATAGTCTTTCTTGGCTTTTACTTGAGCCTTAACAACAGCTGGAATTTTATACCTTGTAGTAATATCATCCCATGGGCTAGTTTGTACATTATCGATCTGTGTTAGAGTAATCTTAGTGTTCGAGATAACATCCTTTACTTTAAAGGTAACTTCATCCGCCGGCATAATTTCACGCTTCTTAAACTTCTCGAATGTTTCTGGGTCTAGATCATTCTTGTGAATCATACCTGTCAAACATCTGTTAAATTCAACGAAGACTCCGTATTTAGCAGTTCCTGTTACGTTACCTGTGATTTCTTCACCGGCATTCTCTTTAATATTCTCAATCTCCTGTGGGATTAATGCCTGTAAGTATTTTCTGTGTGAAACAACTATTGTGCCTCTAGTCGCAGAGAAAGATACTGGTACCACATAGAGTTCTTCACCAACAATAGACTCAAAGTCTGCAAGCTTGTTGATACCCGCAAGTGAACCTGGCATGAAACATTCAATACCTTGTACTTCAACAATGTAACCACCGTTTTCAATCATGTTCTTAACAAGACCTACCCAAGCAGTATTGCCTGATTCAACACCGTCTCTAAGATCCATAAAGACTTTCTGTTTAATACCGCCTGAAACAGAACCTGAGATAAAGGCATTATCAGTGTTAGTAATTAAAACTGCAGTTTCTTCACCTGGTGTAAGTTCTTTGACACTCTGTGGTTCTTTATCGGCTTTCACATAGATTAATTCTCTGTAACCAATGTCAACTGTAATTGTATCTTGGGTTACTGCATAAACAATACCCTCGTGGATTTCACCTATTTTAACACTAGATTTAATCGATCTGTTGATTTCAGAGTTCTGTAACATGTCGTACATCTCTTGAGCATAATCTTCTCGAGAGTAAACTTTGTCACCTTTTTGTGTTTTAATGTGAGGGTTAGGTTTTCTTGTGTGTGAAACACAAGTAGCTTCATATGCTTCCCATATAAAATTACCATCTGAATCATAGAATTCACTATGCTCATTTTTTGGCTCCTCTGAAATGTTGTTTGATTCGACGTTTTGTTCAGGTGTTTGACCTAATTTTTGACTATCGGTTGCCGATCCGATTCTAGTCCTTTTGTTTTCTTTTGACATTTATTTTTATATTAAAGGTGTAACATATTATATATCCGTTTAATTTTCTTAAAAAACCACGGGCACAAAACCTGGCATTGGCACTGGACCAATTGGTGTTGGTATACCACCAAGGTAGAGTAATTTAAACTCTAATAAATGTAGAGCATATGTAGCTGCAAGTGCAGAAGCGACAGCTATGGCCGGCGGCTGCGTTGCCGGTATTTGTGAAAAAGTCTGCCCCATGTGCATAGCTCTTCTCAAGTTATTTGCCAGTCGATCTACACTACCATAATAAATTGGAATGTATAGACCACCAAGTGGAGCTGGAATAAGAGCTGGTAGAGCGGATGGCGAAACCTTAAAAGGCTGTACTAATGTACTATACCAATAAGCAATTGTAGCTAAAGCAAGTTGCTTCCATGGATCTGTACCATCCTCGGTATTAAATAGACCGTTGTCCATAGATAGACCTGAATAGCAACGGTAGTCAAACGGTAGATCTACAGGCGCTTCTTCACAAGCAGCAGCATTATTTTCAGCCTGTTCACCTTGCCATTTAACAAACTCAAATAGAGTACCACCGCTAAGAGCTTTAAAGTCTGCAAATGTGCTACTTGAGTTAAAAGCCCTTAACTGTGGATCTGGTGTTCTAACCCAGTTATTTTTATATTCAGTAACCACATATGTTGATACTACATGTAGCGGTGTTTTCTGCCATCTACTTAGGATTCTTTGTGTACCATCGGCTAATGTCTCTGTAAATGAAGAAGCATCAATACTACCAGCTGTAAAGGTAGATGGTAAGTAAACTCTTACATCTGGTCTCCATGAAAAGAAGGCAACAACAGCATCTGTCAATATTTTAGGCCTTTCACTAGGAGATTCTCTATTATAAGAAACTTGGATACGTTTTGGGTTCAATTCCTTTTCTGGCCTATCATTTCCAAAGGGCCATGGTTTTTGAATTGGATTAACAGCAGGTCTTTTAATTGCAGAGTCGATAGTATCGATATTTACAACATTAGCAAAAGCACTATACCAGCTAGAAATATCAACAGGATGTGCCGCCATAATAGCATTTCTTACTTTGTTTGAAACGTTATCAATCAACGTTTGCCAGTTATAACCAGCAGCTGCAATTCCTGTTTTAACATTGTTATGTACGTTAATATACGGTGCACTAAAGCCACTGCCTAAATTAACCCCGCTAAAGTTATAGCCTAGGTATTCTCTTTTACCTAAAGATGAAACCCATTCAAAGAAACTCCAGCGTTCGTTTGGACTGCTTATTTTCTCAAACTGTTGTAAGAGCCTGTTCGCAAACATATCTTCAATCTGAGCCCGTGTGTCGCTGGGCTCAATATAGTGAAACTCGAAATAAGAGAAAGTGTAGAGCCTTGACCCTTCTTCTTCTAAGAACTGACAGAACTTCTTCTCGCGTTCGGCTTCTAGTTCTTCTTCAGTCGGTGGGTCTGGAATCTCAGTTGACATTTCATCATAAGGCTCAAGAGATTCTTTGCCCTGTTCTGTAACATTGCCGTCTGCGTCTTTCTGATCTACTAAATAAGGTTCACCATTTCTAAAGATCTGCTCAAAGATTTCACCGTAGGCTTTAATAAAGATTTGTGCTGCTGGTGATTGAGTGTGTGTTGCACCAAATGGAGTTTGTGCAGTCTTAAGTGCATCTAAATAGAAGCCAGCTAAGGCTTCACCAAAATTCCTGCGGCCACTTGGTGTTACAAGTGGTACATATGTTTTAACGTTAAAGTTAGCGTTAATCTCAGCGCCTGGTCGATCTTGACCCTTTAGAACTCCTGGTCCACCAGGATTTGCATCGCCGTTCGCAATGTAACTACTAACGTCTGTTATGAATTTAGGCCATAGTGCTGGCATTACTTATTCTTTTGTTGATAGTTAATATGAGTAGCTGTTAGATCTGCAACTGTAACTGGTGTAGGTGGCATTGGTGGGCCGCTAGGACCAACTCCGGTTGGGTGGATGTGTGTATTGTAGTCATCCAATAGTTTTTGCAACCAGTCTTGTAAGGATTGACCACGTACCGCAGGTTCAGTCTCATCTGCTCCACCTTCACCTTCATTTGAGATAAAAATGTCACCGCAGTCTAAGAACATCTTAGCATCAGTTGAGATCTTAATAAAACCCTCTTCGTCGATCTGAATCATCGGCCTCTCTTTGGCTCCAGAGCCACGCGTAATCACAAGACCATCTTCCGGTGAGTGATATATCCTTAAATTTCTTTCGGCATCATAGACTAAACTTATAACGTCCTGTGGTGCGTCTGAGGCCTCAAGAACGTCAGTCTTAAGATCATCATTCTGATCTACTTGGAACCAGTATTCTGGGTGATAGATGTTGCCGTTGTCAAAACGCACGGCTACAATGTCACCAACTCTAGGTACATGGTGTGAACCCACAGCGTCTCTATTCATTGGTGTTGCCCATGGGATAGCATCGTCTGTTAACTGGTCAAATTTACCAAAGACTTTGACACGACATCTGCCTTTTAGAAGTGGGTCTTCATTAACCACAACTTCACCAAGCCAATGCGCATCTCTAAGATTATCTCTATAAAGTTCATTGTTATTCATGTACGTTCTGGTTTAAGTTGCCATCTGGACTACTGTCTACTCCCGGCTCGTGTATTCTTTCGTTAATTGGTCCTTGTGAACTATCTATCGCATTTTCTGGATAGACCTTTTTAGGCGATATATTACCACCAGCACCTGTATTATTAAAGTTGAGTTGACCGAAAAGTTGACCTGCTGCATTTAAAATACCATTTAAGCTAGCTGTATTAATAGCATCCTGTATTGTTGATGCTGCATTTAAGCCATGCACGTTACCTAGTAAGAGTCTGGCTAATAAAGATTCTGTAACAGAATTAGCAAGATTGCCTAGAGTACCTGTTAAGAAAGCTCCGTGAGCATTGCCCAGACTGCCTTCACCACCCGGTAGACCATCAAAGACGTTAGTCACGTTTTCAACTGCACCGCTAGCTTTATCCTTAGCTTTCTGTTTAATTTTATCGATTGGGTTAATAGTATCGTTTCCAAGATCTACGCCAATCTTTCTTGCATCACTGTCTGGGTTAAATGGATTGTTAGGCTCTATGTTGCTTGGTGTCTTTTCTAGAACTAACGTGTTGTCAAGATTAGCATTTAGATTAGAGCCGTAAACCTGGTTCATTTGTTCTACAGTTTTCCAAAAGATACCTATTTTTGTTTTTGCCATGTCAGGATTTTTAGAGAGATCTGCAAAAAGATCACTTGTAGAATCAATGTCAAACTGACAATGTCCAAGCTTAACTACAAAAATAGGTTTGGCGTCAACTGACATCTCTGTGTTAACTGCAGTATCTGACACGTTTAAGGTTGAGTCGCCGTAGAGGCCATAATTACCTTTAGAATCTTTTACAGCATCAGATTTTTTCTGTTGAAATGTTCTAACCTCAGTCACAAACACCATCATCTCAAAATGACGTAAATTCTCAGGTATAACTTCTATCCATCTACTAAAATCAAAGGCTGCTCTTTTATATAAGTCAATAAGTGCAGCTCCTGTAAGTTCAATATTCTCTAAACATTCAATCTCTATCTTTGGCTTATTAGCTCCCCAAAAAGGTTCTTCAAGGTTACCATACTGTCTAGTAGCTTCTAAACCACTGACGCTCTGCCAGAACCAAGGTAGTTCGGCGTTTATCCTTCTTAGTAGATCAATAAACTTCTTTAATCTATCAGCACGGTCGTTATCACCTACTACATTTCTTAAATAGTCTTCAGCAGTACCGGATAATAAAGGCGAATTCTGTCTATCACCACCGTTAAACAAAAAGAAAAAGCTCAAGTAAGTAGGATCCTCATTGATCTTCCTTAATTGAGTAGTCTTTCTAAATTCATTTATTGTTTTAAAGTCTGCCATATACTATATATTTTATTAATCAGGATAGTTAGTTAATCCACCTGGCCATTCTCTTCTGATTAAGGTAACTTCTTGTGTTAATTTACCACCGGCCATTTTAAACCTATAGTCAATGTTCTCAATCACATAAAAGCCGCTTAAGAACCTGTTAAGAACCTGGTCGGGTCTTGCATCTGGGTTATCTTCATCCTGTTTAGCAGCATCAAGCCCCATTACTTTATCTGAGAAGCCCTGCTCTTCTAAAAACTTATTCTGTTTTAGAATAGCTTCAACACGCTCTTTCTTATACTCAAATATAAGTACAGGTATCTTCTGGTATTTATAGATAGAAGGATTAAAAGAGTCAAGTGTTATTTTTAGTTTTAATTTTCCAATCTCTGCTAAATTTTGAACTTGATGTAGTTTTGAAAAGTTAGAACTAGGGTGTACGTTACCTAGGTCACCCTCACCAACATCTTGTCTACCGATGTACTTGTGCTTTTTATGAGTATCATATCGATCTTCATTTCTACGACCCTTAAGAGGTTCTTCATAGTCTAGTAGCTCTTCTGAGGTCAATGCCTCAATTGTAAACTCTTGTAGTCTATCACCAGCTTCAGAATTATTATCGTAGATCATGACGTCTCTTGTATAGCCGTTTAGATTGCTAATTTCACTTGAGTTATTAAGAAGTTGATACTTATGGATAAATTGGTTAAAACCCTTAGTCTCCTTCTTGTTAGTTAACATAAGCGGTGCTTCATAATCATCTGCACCTTCTTCCGAATCACCCTCTTCCCCTAAAGAGCCTGTTAGTGAAGCTAATGAAGCCTGTAAATCTTCTAACGGTGGATTAGGGGAATTAAAAACACGGTTAATGTCAATATAAGTCAGATAATAATATTGATCTATATAAAATCTTTGAAAGGAATCATCTGAGATATAAGAAGTATCCACCGTATCCTTAATAAAATCATGGGTTGATGTATAAGCCTGTAGTCTTATCTGTACATCATCGGTAGCATCGATATTTGTAGCCAGGCCAAGTTCTAAATCTCTTGCAACTCCTTCTAGGTGGTCTAGTGAGCTAGCAGCATCAAAGCTTCTACACTCTTCGCTGTAAAATCTAGGCACTTTAGCAACACCATCTACTGTAATAGTACTTAGCTCGCCTTCAACTGCCTGTTTTGTTGTAATGTTAACGATGTCAAAGTCCATGTGAATACTCTTAAACGTAGATGAGTTTTTACTGTTCATTAAAATAGTTAAACAGTCACCGTCTCTTGGGAACGAGTCAACGCTAAACGTGTTCTTCGCATCAGCAACTCTAACAGTTACTCTAGGTAAAACACCTGAATTGTCTAAGAAAAAACTCTGTATGTCCTTTTGCTGAAACTGATAGTTATTTAAAACTATCAGAGGCACGTCAACACCAATCGCCTTAGTCTGTCTATCACCACCTTCAGATTCACCTACACCTTCAACTTCGATCGGAGTTGGCATAATCGCAGGTTCAACAACTGCTAATATGTTATTGTCTAGATTCATAATTTATTATTGACCACATGGACCTGTACTACCACTGGTGCCACTTGTGCCATTATTCGAGTTATTACCACCTGCTGGATTTCCGCCATCGTTTTGGTTATCTCCAGTCTCGTCTGCTGAAGTACCGCTAGTGCCATTTCCATCACCAGTGCCATTTCCATCACCAGTGCCATTTCCATCGCCACCATTTCTTAATTTATCAAAATAGAGCTGACTTTCAAAGCTACCTTGTATAGAACCGTTCGGATCTCCATATTCACCGTAGAGTGAGCCTGCAACTTCTTGTGCAACATCCGGGTTAACAGGTAACCAGACCGTACTAGCCCAAGTCCATGCACCACCCGGTATCTTTTCAAACTCGGCACCAATGTTCTCACCACCGATCGTAATTGCAACAGTATCGAAGTCGGTAATGTCTAAGTCTCCTTCATCTATATCTCTGTTAATAGCATCAACCACTGGGTCAGTTTGTACTTGAGCACCCATTACAATTTTAGTGCCAACATATTCGTAATTCTTCTTACCGACTGGAATAACATTAGGCGGTAAAAGGTTTTCTTTGCCGTATTTCTTCTTCAAGGCATCAAGTCTGCGCTGATCCTTTTTACTTAAACGTTTACCATCAACAAACTGTTGTTTGACTGGGTTTTCTTCAAACTCCTTTGGTCGATCTAGCTTAAAGAAAGGTACGTTAGCAGCAGGGATCTCTAGTATATCACCTTCGTTTAGTGCAAATGGATCAGAGATGCCATTCCACTTCAGGATAACATCAGTCATTGACTGATTGCCATAATACTGTAGTGCTATTAGATCCGGTCTAGCAGATTCATCTGCATCAACCACGTGTTCTTCGTTTAGTAAGAGTATAGTCTCCTTATCACGAAACATCATTGTAGGCTGAGTCAGTATTAATCTAACACGATCCGAAGTTTTATTTATTAACGTCTTAAAATTCATAATAATTAACCAGCTGACATATCAGACACTTTTCTAAATGAATCCTCATTATAGCCTTGTGCCCTTCTATCTTTATTTCCATATGCAGATACATCTACAATATCGTCTAAACCTCTACCACCATCTGGTTGCAGATACAGTCTGCCTCTACCTGCGTTAAACATACTCTCAATCTCACCTTTATCTCTTGGCCTTGCTGGTTTAAGCGTAATTTCTACCTTCATTTTAGAAGGAAAATCTTCATAGCCTAACGGGCCTTCGAATGAAACAGCCGAGTCAGTACATGCAAGGTTACCGATCATCATGATTGGATTCATCGGGTTACCGATTGTTAGGTGCCACTGTCCTGTTGGATCTCCAGTAAGTAGTGCGTTAATAACTTGACCACCTTGAGGTCCATTCATTAATTTCATCAAACCACCACCAATAATATTATCTAGAACCTTAGAGTCACCTAAATTACCACTTTTCAAAGCGCCTTTAATATCGTTGAATCCATTGCTAAGTGTATCACTAAGCTGTTTACCAACGCCCTTTAAAAAGCCAGCATAGTCACCGCTCTTTAGTTTATTATAGTCGCCAAATGGTTTACCTAATGAACCACTACCGGTATACCTAACGGCACCACCCCAGAAAGGAGCATTGTTATAGGTTAAGGCTAAGATATTAGACATAGTGTCCATAAATGCAACTTTAGGACTAGTATTTCGATAGCCTTTTAAGTCATAGTGGAATGTCAATTTAAACTCTTGTGCAAATTCAATACCCTTGTCTCTAGCTAAAACCTTTTTTATTACGTTATATGCACCAAAGACAGTGTTTGGATATGTTTCTTTTAACGGATCATAACCGGCGCCTCTGTCGTTTGCACGCTGTGTTTGATCTGCTCCGAAACCATTAGCACCATTCTCAAAAGCCTGAAAAAGAGGGTTACCGTCAATCATACCTCCAAGCTTACCTCTACTTTTAGCGTTACCCTGAACTGTCTGAATCTCAGATTCAATCTCTTGCCAGTTAATCTTAGTGCTAAACTTTAAAATTTCTTTTAAGTCATTACCTAATGCCGGACTCATCCATGTAACAGCTCTTGCTAGATCAGGTTGACTAGAATCAACTAGCGAACCGTCTGGGCCAACTTGCTTTGGATTGATAATATCATCTGCAATAGGATAAGAAAAACGTCTTAGCGTTATCAGATAGCTATTAGAAATTTGACCATAGTGTTCAGCCTGTATAAAATCAGAAAAGTCGTACTTAAAGGCCATTGATTCAAGCTCTTTAGAATAAGTTACAATATTTCTTGCAGTTGGCTCTAGAATAACAGGATTCTGATTAACAACACGGTTATAACGACTTGAAACATCGTTACCTTTAGACTCTCCAGACAGGCCTGGCATGCCCTTATAAGACATAAGTGCCCATTTATTAAAAAGAGATCTAACAGCAGTTCCACTGTTGATTCCACCGCCATCTGCTACTTTACCCCTAGAGTCACCTTCTGGAGCGTCGTACATTCTACTCTGAACCTGTGTGTTACCGTAACGACTTCTTTGGCTATTACCATCAACGAAGGTAGTGTTACCATGTTGTTGAGTGCCCTCTTGTGCTTGTGGAGGATTACCAGCGTCTTCTTCTGGAAGCAATGCCCTAGTCACCTTTTTTTCACCGGTTTCATCATCAACGTAGATGAACGAAGGAGGCGCTGTAGATACTGTTGATTGTAGTTTAAATGCCATTAAGCTGCTATTCTTTTTTATATATATCCAGCTCTACTTAAACCCACTCAGAGTTGTCCATCTCAGATGTATCTGGGCGGTAAAGCAATTCGTCTACCCAGTCTTTTTGCTTAGGGTATCTATCTCCTAAAAACTTCTCTAGTGCTTTAATGTATTCACCTCGAGTATGGAAATAGTATGGGCCTTTAGAATAGACCGTACGATTAACTAGTTCATAGAGTTCTTTCAGTTTTAACTCAATATGAAAGGATTGGATATTATTGAAGAGCTCTTCTTGTTCTGCTCTAGTCCTTGTGCAAAAGACAGAGTCAACAACAATCATGTATTTTTGCCAGTTCTGGCCACTAAAGACCTCGTCTTCTAAGGTCTTTACTTTAGAATAGTTTTCACGTTTTAGATTGATCTTCGTATCTCGGCCTTCAAAGTCTTTAATGAATCGGCCGCCAAACAGATTCTGCTTTAAAAAGTAGATCTGGTCGTAGAACTTAAGTACTTTAATCTGATACTGTGGGTTGATGTCGTCGAACTTAACGTCGTAGATGATAGCTCTGACTGGGAAAAGTACGTTTGGTTTTTGTGTAGTTGAGATTAGCGCGTGTATCTTTTCACCTTTTGCAAAAAGTTTGTGCTTAATCATTGTCAATGAATTTTACATTGTCGAATTTGCTTAAGACTCCATGTTTAGGATAATCCGACCTATTAATTACAGTTAGGTTAAGTTCGATCTCTGAATCAAATAGTTCAGTCATAAAATCATGCACGCCAGCAACTGAATCTTGGTCTAAGTTGTTGAACATATAAGCAATCGAAAACTCATTAGAATCACTCTCTATTTTAGAGTTGAGTGCTCTCTTAATCATTTTACGGATATAAAGCGTAATGATAACATCAGAAGGCTCCTCGTTATACGGATCACTCTTCATCAGTCTATTAAAAATATCGGAATAAGATATTGCTAAGTCATGACCATTAGACCTATACAATTTATCGAACTCAGTTCTTGTTTTACACCAAACACATTCTATCCTAAAATTCATTACTTTAGTTGCGCCGAGAGACTTTCAATTTCAGCCTCAAGCCTTTTGATTCTCTCTTTTGTTTCTTTGATTGACGGGTTATATTTAGCACCCCATTCAGTTTTAGCACTGAACATATGCTTGTCAATTTCAGTTCCAGTTTCTAACCCTAGGTCCAAGATAATATCTTGGACCAGGTTGACTAGATTTATTCTTTCTTCATCGTTGTCTAAATCATAGACAACACGAGATACATGTTCTTCTCCGGCGCCATTTACGTTATCATCAACTACATACTTGATGACCCCGTTATCAGCAGGTTCAATACTAACCGTAATCATATCTTACTTGTTGTTTCTAGCTGCTAATGACGCTGCAGCCTCTTTCATCAATTTTCTAGACTGTTTCACGTCAGCTCGGTAAGTTTCTTTGTCTTTAATAATGGTCATTGCCCATGCTTCTTCTAGCATTGCAATCTCTTCTTTATTGTAACCAATATTAGACCAAGTATCTTTCATTCTTTCTAACACAGCCTCAAGTCTTTCAGCTTGAGCTTTTTCAGCAGCATCTAATCTGGCTTGCTGTATCTTACGGCCATTCTCCATGTTCTGCCGTCTAATCGCAACTTTGGTTGGATGGAAAAAGCTTAGCTTGCTTAAATACTTAAGCATTCCATTCTGCTTCATCATAAGTCTTCTCTGACGTCTATTCAGAGGCATCTGTGCCTGTGGCGTTGCTTGAGTTTGATTTTGCTCGTTTGTTGTTTCTTGACTCATTTGTATAATAATTAGAAATAAAAGTTTCGATTTGTTCTTTAAGTTGTTCTCTTAGGTTATCTATCTGGCTTTCTACAAGCAGTCCTATCTGTTCATTCAGTTCTGTTGCTTCCATGTCCATTTGATCCTGTAGCATTTCATAGACCTCTTTTGCTGGGATATTAACCTCAACTAGCATTGCAGCCTTGTTCTTCTTGCTGATCTTCTTCAACATCTCCATCATTACGTTAACTTCTGGAGTTGGTGCTGACTTACCGTCTGTAATTCTACGCTCTTGCTTTGGTGCCTCTTGTTTTACCGCAACAGGTTTAGCAGCGCTATTAACACTCGAGCCAATTGGGTTTAAGTCTAGTGAATAAACCTTAGCCTCTTGCTCAGATTTAGCCGACATTAAGAATTCTTTAACGATACTCTTGTTGATCTGAGTACCATCTGTAAACTTAAGCCATTTAGCATCATCTTGTACTTCAGCAGGCTGTACAATATCACCAACACGTTCGGATTTAGCCCAAACGTACCAGATTTCTTGTTGCTTGTCTTTAACTTGTGTAGACATACTATTCTTTATCTTTTTGATTATCTTTCTGAACATTATATGCCTTTTCTGCAAATTGTTTAATCATCTCAACAGACGAGCTATCTCCAATGATTGCATCAGTCTTCATCAGCCTCTTATGCCAATGCATACCGAACTCATGTTCACCCATCTTACACTTACTCTCTTCTAGGTCCTCGATTGCCGGCACCCATAATTTGTTAAATCCCATAATTATATTATTTTACTATCTTAATACGTTCTTTAAATGAAGGCGGGAAGAAGTCTGGTTTATTTATCAGACTCATAAAACTAGCGTCAATCACGTATGTAATTGCCCAGTCATCTACGCTTCTTACGCTTCGGCCAACACCCTGTTGAATTGAAACGCCAGTCTTCCAGTTATACCAATCGTTTGAGATGTTGAGCTTAGCTTTAATCAACGGATCTGCTAAACTTGGATAAGGTACTTTAAAGAAGATCTGGAATCTGCTCATACCGTCTTTTAAGTCTAGACCTTCTAGTAATGAAGGGCCCATGATAATAGAGTCTTCTTTCTGCTCAAAGAGTTCAAGCATCTCAGCCTTCTCCTTTGAACCTTCATAGTCCATTAGCCTAAAGGTATGCATTGAATGCTGTTTGATATAGTTTGTAAACTGATATGAGCCCGAGTGAATAATACCACGCTGGCCTTTATGTTTCTTTATAATCTGATCCAGGATCTTAACCACCTTTGGCAGTGAAGCTTCACGCTCTCTATAAGTTAGCTTATGTCGGTTGACAAAAATTATTGGTGACTTTTCAAAGCTAAATGAATTGTCCATACGAATAAAGCGAGCGCCTTTAATGCCCATGATTCTAGCATAAGCTCTTGGGTCACCAATTGTCGCTGACATAAAAACTTTAAAGCCAGCTTGTTCGTGTAGATACTTCTGAATCATCTTAGCCTCTTCAACACATGTAAATCTAGCCTCATCTTCTCGCTGGTCAATTACCATGGCTTCTAAGCCAACATCTTTGATTAAGTCAGCATAGTCATCAAACTTACAGTAGATGTCCTTTAGGCGGTCGAAAGCGGTAAATGCGGATGCCCAATCACTTGGTATAGTTTTCTGACCAAAGCGCTTTTTAGCAGTCTTCTTAGCAATATCTTGTGCAGCTCGGTATGTAATAGCAATACCTCTAAATTCTTGAATAGCTTTAAAGAGCGGCTCGCGACCTTTAGTTGTCATTAGATCATGTACAACTGCCTGTAATCTATTCTTGGTTTGTGTTTCAGCTGGTATATTATGGCGACTAATAAACCTGTTAAGGTAAACCACTCGGTCAATAATAGACTCGTCAATACGCGCGCTAAAATGGTTCTGTACAATCTCATCTACTTTATGTGCCTCATCAAAGAAGACAAAGTCACGCTTCTTGAACGGAGCCTCACGCTCTTGTTCGTCCATTCTAGCCTGAACGTAGTTACGTTGGATTAGCCAGAAGCTGTAGTTTAAGAGAGCAACTGGTTGTTCAATCGCACGCCTTCTGTTCTGTAGGTAGCCACAGTGACCATAACAAGAGAGTTGTTCAGCTTGTTCATAGCTCATGCCTTTCATCTTACAGTCACCGAGGCTAAATGGTAAGCTGTTGACAAAGCACTCATAGTTATCAACACCTCGAATACTTGGCCAGTTTAGGCTAAGGCGCTTAAAGTCTTTCTCATACTGGTCTTGTAGTGCTAGATCTGAAGTCACTAGATAGCCACGCTTGCCCAGCTCTTTTAGGATGTATGAGCTCCACATAGCAATGAGTGACTTACCAGTTCCAGTTGGCGCATCAATCACCACTGTAGATTCTGGATCTTCTTGATAAGCAGTCACAATCTGCTCAATCACTTCACGCTGACCTCTCCTGAAAGAGAAGTCCTCACCAAAAACTTTAGTTTCTAGTGCATGGTCTATTATGTCTTTTATAGGTCGTTCCAACAGATAACTTCTTCAACGTTAATATTAGCTTTCTTTAGTAGTTCTACACCACTCATATCACGATAGTCTTCTGAGTAGTAGACTTTTGAGATACCGGCTTGAATAATCAATTTTGCACAATCAAAACACGGGCAAGTTGTAGTATAAAGTTCAGCACCATCGCAATTCATAGTTGACTTAGCAACCTTCATAATAGCATTTGATTCTGCGTGTAGAACCTCACGCTTGGTTACAGCATCTTCTTTAGTACAGCAGCCATCACTACATTCATATCCTTTTTCGATTAGATCTAAAGTACCTTCTGGATCCTCATAGTATAAAGTATGGTCATCCTCGCATTGGTTATCAAAACCATACGGCATACCATTATAGCCAAATGAGATTAATTGTTGGTTCTTAACAATTACACAGCCAACCTTGCGTCTTTTAGCATAGCTTAGCTTTGCAAACTGGTATGCTGTCTGCATGTATATTTTTTCAATTGCGATTCTTGGCATATTTCTTTAAATAAAAAAGGTCATGCATTATATGCATGACCTTTATAAAGTTTATAGTATGTAGTTCTTAGTACTCAGGCTTTTCAATAACACCGTCATCTAATGTTGCGCCATATCCACGCTTTTAAACATCTTTAAGATCTTTTTTAGTAAGACCTTCGTTAACTACCTGATTCGCTAATGCCAAAGTGTTTAGCAGCTGCTGCCTTTAACTCATCATATGTATATTTACCGGTTAGTGCGTCATCTATTATAGTTCCACCCTTTTTACCAGAAGCGTACATTGATACGTGATCGAATCCAATCCAATCTCCACCACCAAATTCGTTCTTTTTATCAAAACCTAAATCTAATGATAATGTTTTAGAAAGTGATTGTCTTCCTAGGAATTGATCGTTATAACCTAATTTACCAGCTTTAATGTAACCTGATGCGTTTACTTTTTCGTTAAGCTCTTTTGTAGAACCATTTACAAATGATTCAAATGTTTTTGTGTATTTCATTTTATGTATTTCATTTTTTGACTCATTAAGATCGTAGCCATCCCAGTCCCATTTGAAACCTTTACCGTCAGCTGCTGTGCCTAGATAACCATACATTCCTCTGCTAAAGCCATCAAAGAAAATAGCTCCACCTTCTTCACCAAGCTCTTCAACATATTCTCTAGCTGCGTCTTCTTCCATTGCTTGAACGTAGACCTCGCCACCTTCAAATGAAAATAAGATTCCTTTTTTAAATGTTAGAGAGTCTCCTTGGTACCATTCTTCACCATCAGCCTCTTCATCGTTCGTTGGTTCGTCATACATGTCGAATTGTGGTAATTCAGAGATACCATATTCCAAAGCCTCTTTTTCTGTCTTAAAGAAATTCACCTGAGCATAATCTGGCGTTCTTTCTGTTACGTAAAATATTTTAGCCATTCTTAATTTATTTTTATTTATTTTAGTCTTCAGCAGCAGGTACATCAGCCGACCACGCTTCCATCATCTCATCCATCTTTTTAGCATATGCTTCTTTCATCCCGTTACATGATGCTTCGTACATTTCAACAGTCATTTCACCTTCTTTAACACCGTCACACGCAGACTCATATATTTCAGCCATCATGCCAGCATTAAGAGCTGCCATCTCTTTCATGTAAGATTCTACGGTATGTTCTTGGTAATCATCACCTTCATATGCTTTAGCTTCGTTACACGCTGATTCGTAGACTTCTTTTAACATTTCAGATGCTAACTTAACTTCTTCAGACTCCTCTTCAGAGTCCTCGTCTTCGTCTTCATCCTCGTCTTCATCCTCGTCTTCATCCTCGTCTTCATCCTCGTCTTCATCCTCGTCCTCATCAGACTCTTCGCCTTCTAGTTCTTCAGACTCGTCTTCATCTTCTTCGTTAGCCGTCTCTATGCCATCGTCCTCGATCTCTTCAGCTCTGTCTTCAGTTGCCACCTCGTCAGTTTCTTCTTCACTAACGTCTGGTGCGTTTACTTTCTTTGAGTACTCCTCAAATGATAAAATTTTTCTAGCCATTTTCTTTAGTTTTATTTTTGTGCTTAGGTTTTATATATCTTGCTAATCAAATAATATTTTTACGCTTAACACAGCTGTGCCTTTGATTACTCTGTGGATAGTTCCAGCTGGGATATTAATATCCACACCTGTTAGCATTGGAATTGGCATTTCATTGTCATACTGAAAGCGCCAGTCATTGTCTTCAAGAACCTCTATTGTTCGGTCCTCTTCATCCCAGTGCCATTTGAATAAGTGTTCCGGGTAGCTTGAATCAAAATGACGCATGATATAACCATCGTAGCGCTCTTCAGTAAAGGGTTTACGCTGGTCTTCAATCATCTCTATCATTTCTTCGTGCGTTACCATGGTTGATCTGATTTAAGCCCTAGTTGTTTGCCAAAAAGTGTTGGCCCATAACAAGCCCAGAAGCCGGCTTTATTAGGATCTTGTTTAGCTTTAGTGTCACATTTATGTCTTGCCCAGAATGAAGCCGCTGCCCCAGGGTCATCATTCTTAACTGCAAGTTTCGGGTCTCCCCATTCAATCTTCTTAGCTAGAATATTACCGTCTTCATCAGTTCGACCAGTGTTACGATAGACAATAAACTTCTTATTGCCACCACGTTCTGGTGAATCCAGTTTAACCTTCTTGGCCTTACCGCCACGTTCTTTATAGACTGCTGGCTTACCAACTTCAAGGTTTTTAGCCATCCAACCGCTTGGACCTTTAAGAATGATGTTGCCTTTATCCCAGTACTCTTTTACCTCTTCAAAAAGTTTAGCATAGGCCTCACTGCCCAGTCTAAAGAATGAATTGGTTAAGTCAAGGTCCTCATCGATGTGAGCCTTTAGTTCTGGCGATACATTATTCCAATCCTCAAATGTCTTTATAAATTTCATAGTTCTTTTATTCCAGTTTTGTAATCTTGTTTATGTCCATACATCACTGGAAACTCTTTCTCTAGTTCATAGCCCATCTTCTCCCAAAACTTGATTGATTTCTTATATGCATCAATCT